ACCCACGTCTATCTGAGAAATTTTCCAATTCGGGTTCGGCCTGATTATCTCAGACCCCAGGCGATGGAATCAACATATGGGGTACTACATCTTGTGCGTCGATATCGAGTGACCCCCAAGATGTAGTGGGTGCCGCTGGCGGTAATTTTAGGGCGGGCGGGCATACTATAGCTTGCATGCCAAAAGATCTTCCGTTAGCGGCTAAATAAGAGCCTCTGTGCAGGCGTAGGCACTTACCCAGTTTACCAATGGACACGGTTGGTCCACCCCCCATAAAAAAACTCAAAATATATTTCCGAGAAAATAAAATAATCCGGTTATTTTTCTGGATTTTACTTGACAATGTATCCGATTATGGTAATATTGATTACATGAGAGTTACTTGAGTTTGCTCTTTAAAGACTGAAACTCAAGCGGTTGCTGGAACCGTAGAACATCCAGAGAGGAACTTCGGATCCTCTTAAAAGATTGCTTCCGAAGCGGTTGGCAGGAACCGTAGAAAATCCTCAACGGGGAATAAGACGGTCACCCCGAGAGTTGACCAAGAAACCTTTCCTTCAACAGGGAGATATAAATGTACAAGGTTGCATTTATCATCCCAGGGGAATCGGGATTCAGCTACAACGGGAAGCGGTTTGATACCGTTGCCGAAGCTGAAGCCCACGGTCGGGACATCATGTCCCGATGGTTTGTCCCTTCGGGGTTTGAGGTCGTCGAAGCTGACGACTGAGGCGAGTGGTCCCGTCAGGCTTGACACTGGGGACCGAGGCGAATCCGACAGGCTTGTCACTGGGATTCGCTTCTTCTTTCTGAGTAGCGCGCTCGAATACTATAGCTTGCGGGCCAAATAATCTTCCGTTACAGGCTAAAATACAGCCCCTGTGCAGACGTATGCACTAACCCATCTTAACATTGGACACGGTTGGTCCCCAGCCCGATAAAAAAACTTCCAAAAAAACTTCTCTTTTTCTCCAGATGCCCTTGCAATGCATCCGATAAAGGTTATAATAAGAGCATACAAAACAACAACGCAAGCAAGGAAAACAATCATGACAGTCACCCGAGTACAAATGATCGTCCGATTCGGTGGCAGTCGACCCGAGGGAATCAGCCCCGCCCGATGGAGGGCAATGGTTGCCCAAGCCATCCGACAAGGATGAGAGACAACGGGGACGCGATCCCCCCGCGAGTGGATCGTATGCTTTCCTTCAGCAAGGAGGAGAAAACAATGTTTTCTCTTGAGCAGATTGAGGCGGCTAGCTACGAATCCACTGGGTTCTGCGTTAGCTGTCATGAGGAATCCGGCATGGTAGAACCGGACGCTAGGAAGTACGCTTGTGAAGCGTGCGGTGAGCGTGCGGTATACGGTGCGGACGAGATCCTCATCACGTTCCCTGAAATGATCAGCTGATCACCAGGGAGAGGCGAGCCGAAAGGCTCGTTTTTTAGCTATGAAAGCGCGCTCGAATACTATAGCTTTGACCCCCCTCTCGATGCCGTTAGGCGTCGAATATGGAGCCGATAGCGGCTACAATTATTTCCGTTTTCTCTAAAGATTTAGCCACATGGGGGGTTGTGAAGTGTGCCGATATCGGTTACCTTAACAGGGTGGGAGGGAGGGTGGACCCTTAATTTTATCGGGTCGATCCGCACGGCGGGCCTAGACCCCGCCCACCACTCCCTTCAGAGTAACAAATCAACTTTAATAAATCAACCCCTATCGGCACAATTATCAAAAAAAAACCAAAAAAAAACCCCCTCAGATCCGAAGATCCAAGGGGGTAAATTCCGCAGGCTATTCGCACCGGCTGTCGGTTGCCGGATCCACCACAAAGCCTGACCGAGTCACCAGCCCGCGAAAGCGGATTGCATCCGCTTTACGTTTTGGCGTCTTAACGGCCAGCCCGCAAACAACCCCTGGCCGATCCTGAAAACGAAGATCGGATGAAACGGCATCGATCACATCGTGACCGAGAAACCGTTTCGGGAGATCCGCAGCCGTCTTGCCTTTGAAGACAACGGCCATCGTACCACCCTGCCCGAGGATGTCCCGACAATAATCATCGTCGACCCGTTCCGAGTAGGAATAAGTCAGATGATAATTCGCGGGAAGCTTGCCACCGAGATATTCCCGATAGAACCCACGCACCTTGGTGTAACCGTAGAAGCTCCAATGAGCAAATTCGGTGAACATCCAAGGATGCGACCTATGCCAAGGCAAGTCAGAAAAGATGTTCGGTCGAAACGCAACCGGCACATCTGCCCGACTAGCGGCCCGATCCGCTTTGTGCATTTCTGCACGTAGCACATCGTCGAACCGCTCAGGATCCGCGAACCGAAACACGGTTCGTGCTTTCCTAGCCTCGTTGATAGATGACAAGCCCTCCGCTTGTCCCTTGGTCGCAAGGCAAACCGATTCACCCTCAAAGGTGAAACAGTTGCCACGACCAGGACAAACTTCATGGCCTGAAAGGTTGCCAGGAACAAAAGAAATTCCACAATTGTAGAAGCCCTTGCTCTTGGCAAGCTTGGCATTGTGATTCGGCAAAGTTAGTAGGGATCCAAACCCGTTCGCTTTACACAAATCGCCTGCTAGTTTCAAAGTGATTGGCATAATCGCTCCTTGTTGAAAAGAGAAAAGAAACACAAATTGTTTTTTGATAACTAACTTATTGATTCGACACCGGCAACCGGCTCACGGCTCAACTTGCATTACTGCATCTTTGCCGTTGGTTTGTCACTTGGTTCAAACGCATGTAAGGGATAACCAATCCCAACTCTCATGTAAGCTATTAGACACTATTAGTATCGGCATGTCAACCGATATCGGCCAATAAAAATAAAAAATTATTCGGTCGGAAACCCCTATAAAATAAGGCAAAAAAAACTTTCCGAAAAAGGTGGATTTTACTTGACAAGGTAACCGATAACAGCTAACATACTCATATGACATTTACGCTTCCCTTCAACAAGGAGTTCGATCATGAAGAGTTTAGTTTTAGTTTCCGCTTCGGCAATGGCGATGGTCGCCGTTTCCGCTTCGTTGCTGGTTATAGCGGTCAAGATGGTTTGACCACGCCAGCGTTTCCCGTCCACTTCCCCTTAACAAGGAGGACAACAAGTGACGAGTTTCAGTTTGCTTTGCGTTCTCGTCTCGGTTGCGTGTTGTTTGTACATCACGCGGCCAGGCGACCGCAAACGTCGATAGGGTCAAGAGGGGGGACACATCGTCCCCCCGCCCAGTCGGTTTTTTCAAGGAGAGAAAACTTATGCAAGAGCGTTTCACGCTACAAGATGCAGTCCGTCGAAACGGACAGGGATCGGTCTGGAGTCAGGTCGATACCATCGGTGGTGAGCCAGTAGAATTGCAAGCGGTTGCAACTCGGCCCGCTGCCGAAGCCATCGACCTTGACGACCTCGACGATGTCGAGTTGGTCGATGAGGACGATTACGATTTTGATCTGACCGAACTCGATGCAGAACGATTGTTCTGGCATCAAATCGGTTGGGGTGCGTTTGTGGTCGGGTCGGTGTTTGCGTTCGGTGTGATCATCGGCATACTGGTATCGGCTAACTCGGTCGGTGTGTTGCAAACGCTGGAAGCGTTGACCAATGGGGTCTTCCTGATCTGGTCGACGTTCATCGACATTCAATATCAAATATTGAATGCATGCTATGAGGCAATCAAACCGATCTTTGAGATCTAAAAGATCGGGCAGGGAATTCTCCTTGTTGATCCCTCGTCCGCTGTTCAGCGGGCGGGGGTTTTTTTATGTGCAGACGACTGCACTGGCCGGATCCCAAAAATATTTGGACAATCCCCAAAATATTTGGATCCCCCCTCATTATCGGCTAGGGGGTGGACACGGTTGGTCCATCACAATGGGGACAATGGGGGGTTTTTTCGATATCGCCCAGAATACCCCTAAAATCGCACAGGATCGGGCCGGTCGATATATCGACTTCAGACGATACGGGCAAAATCGCAAAATCGCAAAGTCCCGAGCTTTGCTACCTCCGAGGTCGAAATTCAGCCCCTAACGGCCAAAATAAAATCCAGAATACTATAGTAGGCTAGGAACCCCTACCACTTAGCGGGCATTTTCGCCGGATGGCGAAAATAGTCGCCAATTGACGCCAAAAAAAAAGATCCGAAAAAAGCAAAATAAAGTTCAGACTGGGGTTGCGGTTGCCGATAAAGGAAGTATAATCAGGGCATGACAAACGGAAACAACAACAACAGCAAGGGAGTCGAGACCATGACATTCGCAACACTTCTTCAAGATACCGTCCTTTCCTCTGGCCGCAAGATCGTTCACGTTGACCTTGAGTGTGAGGTCGGACTGGAAGAGGCCAACCATTCGTCGGATCCGGCCTGGGCCGCTGACGCCGAGGCATGGGTCGAGGGCAAGGTAGTCGTGACTGACGGCCAGGAGTTCTCCGCTGAGGAGATGGCTGAGATCCAAAGCCTCATCGAGGCAGAGGTCGCCAGCGACCCCGAGGGAGTCGCTGAGAGCCTTGGCCTCTGCGAGTGCTAGCAGACGGGAGGGAGGCAGAGGGGAAATCCCTCTGACCTCCTATTTCGCTCCCTAGCGCGCTCGCAAGCTATAGCTTTCTGGCCCACCTTTGCGGCCCGCATAGCCCCAAATAGACCCCCTAGCGGCTATATTAATATCTCGATGTCGCCGGAAAATCACCGAATCGGCAGGCAAAAAAAAACTTCCTAAAAAAGCCGAATTTTCTTCAGGTTCCTCTTTACACTGCCGATATAGGATGTATAATCAGGACATGTCAAACACAATCAACAACAAGGGAAGCGAGATGAAAACCACAACCTTCAATCCGAACCACGCCATCGCCCTGGTCTCTGGCAAGGGAATCGTTCAGGTGCTGATCGTCAAAGGCAATCAGGCAGTGGTCACCAGCAGCCTGGGCGGTTGCCGCAAAGTTCACACCAGCAGCCTGCGAAGCATCGTCAGCAAGCAGGGAACCCACAATCAAATCCTCAACGGAGTAAAGATCTAAGATGAAACACTACATCATTACCAGCAAGCTCGACTGGAACGGACCGGCCCCCATCCTCGTTAGTACTCGCAAGCTGGCGGGACCATCCCTGGTCGATAAGCAGCTGGGACGCAAGAGCGAAGCGGAAACGTACCCGCACAAGTTCCGTCTCCTCGATGCTGACGGCGTGGTACTGTTTGAGGGTTACAGCCGCGAAGACAGCTGCCTGGAGGCATTCGACGACCTGGAGAACAGCTACGGCTTGACCGACTGCCAGTACAAAGAAGACGGCAAGTGGGCGACGATCAACTGCTAAAAAAAGATCCAAAAAAAAGGAAAAAAAGCTAAAATTAGGCTTGCAACCTAGCCGATAAGGGTTATAATAAGAGCATACAAGAGAGAAACAATCAACAACGAGGACAAGAAAATGATCAAGACCGAAAAAAAAGCAACGCTCGCAACCGTCAAATCTTTCATCCGCAAGAACCTGGGCAAAGGTCTCTTGATCAAGCTGGAGTCGAAGTTCGACGGGATGTACGATTGCACGATGCCGGTCGAAGACACCTACGATGTCGCTCTGCCGAGCGATGGCTTCGACAACCACTGCGGAGTGGCCGGAGCATGGTTCGTAAAGGGTAGCCGAGACTACTTCACCCGCATCGACAACGACACCTACCAAGGCTTCCACGTCTCGAACTGCTGCGGATCTTTCGATCTGGTAATCAAGAAAGGAGCCTGAGAATTCGCGAGTCGAGTCTCTCAGATTTTACTCCTCCCTGGGTAGGTCTGAGAGGCTCTTATTTAGCCGGTAGCGGCACAAAAATAATCCCCGATACTATAGCTTGCTGGAAACAGAGCGCAGCGAAACGCCCAAAAGGGGGACTATAGGGGGTATATAACGCGCGCGCACGCATAGTACATCGCGCGTAGGGGGGTGGGGGTAGGGGTGCCTCTTATTATTATCAAGATCTACAAAGATATCTACATATCTCTTAAAGGTTAAGATCTTTCAGTTAACTAACCCGAACGAACAGCGGATCTCTTTCAATATCCCGAGGACATCCCGAGGGGGGTAGGGGTGGTGGTGCATACAGCTGCACAAAAGAGGTAGCCCGAGGGGGGTAGGATACACATCTCAATTTTAATACCGGAGGGGGGTACATACATACGTGGTGGGCTGAGGGGGAGAGAGGGGGGGTACATACACATACATATAACATAATACATACATAGTACATACATACATAGCTAATCAATACACATACATACACATACACATAGCTAACACATAGCACATACACATAGCATACATCACATACATATACATACACATAGTAGGCATACACATACACACATCACATGAACATCATCACACAAATAATTTACACACATGACACATAGGGGGGACACACACAATGAATAAATAAATTTACACATAGGGGGTGGGGGGTGCCACACACACAATACATAGCACATACAGCGTAGCATCAAGCAAACAATTGCATAGCATTACACACACATACATAGGGTACATACACGCATACAATATATAGTGCATCGAATTTCTTGAAGACGCGAAATCAAAAGGGCTGTGTCCGGTTCTCATACTATGTTGCAAAAACTACGAACGTGTATGATTTTTAATTTTATTTTTTAGTTTAGCGGGCGGGGTATCGTTGCCTCTGGGGGATGACATGATGCGGGGTTGCAAGGCGGGGATAGGTTTGCACAATGAGGGGGAAAGGAACCCTGACTTTGTTACGGAGTGCAAGGATGTACATGATGATGCTGCCGAACGAGAAGTGGAGACCATCGACTGAGATCACTGAGTTTGAAGACGCTTTGTTTTCAACGTATCAGTTCGTGAAATACAAGGGACACAGTTGGCATTGCGATGACAAGAGTATCTGTTCGGTGATGAATGGCTGGGTCTACGATACAGACGGTGACGAACTTGTCCTGATTCCAGGTACTGTTCCTGACAATGCTGCACAAGAAAAACTGTGGCACAATGGGGGCATCGATGCTATCTTGAAGATCCGTATAGCCAAGGATCGCCTCCTTGTAAGCTAAACTGAAAAACTAGATGTCTCTAAGAACGCAAGGTCGTCCAGTTATGCATTCCTGATAATCCTGTGGAGGTGTAAGCCTATGTTTCCAGATTTACTAGCTCAACAAAGAGGTGAAGCCGGTGTTGGCTTTGAATCCCTGTCCGCTAAGATGATTTATGCTTCTTCGATCTACATGGGGCAAGGTGTGCTGCACTTCCCTGAACTCGTCTACCAACTTTGCATCGAGACGCATATCGCACGACTCTCCGACGAGGACCGCGATGCAATACTTGAAGGACGTAGCCTCGAAGAACACTGCAAGATGTGCAACTTTGAAGGCTGGATCGCACTGTGGAAGATGCCCGTTCTGTTTGATAATTTGACAAGACGCTCATACCAAGATTTCCCTCCTATGACTCATGAATTACTGGCACCTGGATGCCCGATTGAACAATGCCCAAATGCCCCTGGAACTGTGAAGACGATAATCACTCGAATGATGCCGCACACGAACCGCTTCGGCTTCGTCAATGCGAATGACCCGCCCGACTCTATCCGTTAGGGTCCACAACTCCCGACTTCTGCCCGCCCTCTACCAAGTAGAACGAAAACTTCCCCGATTTGTTTCCAAGCTTCCCTGAAAAATTTGTAAAATGCAGCCGGAATCGTCTACATTTTTCGGTAAAAAATTTCGTTAAAATTTTTGAAATATGATCATATTTGGTGACGCTCGCAAAGAACTCCAAAAGCTATCAGCCGGATCGGTAAGTTCTATCGTGACATCTCCTCCGTACTTTCAGCTACGGGATTACGGGGATCCTGCGCAGATCGGCCTAGAGAAGACCACGGGGCAGTACTTGGTAGAGCTTGTGAGAGTCTTCAGGTCGGCCCGCAAAGCCCTCAAAGATAACGGGACTCTGTGGATAGTCATCGGGGATTCGTACATCATGGAGCGACCTGGACGCACCAGCAAGAACCTCGCAGGCATCCCGTGGAAGTTAGCCTTCGCATTGCAGGCCGATGGCTGGATCCTTCGCCAGGACATCGTCTGGAGTAAGCCGAATCCGTCACCCGAGAATTGTGCAGATAGATGCACTCGATCTCACGAATATATATTCATGTTCTCGAAACAAAAAAAATACTATTATGATCAGGCCGCAATCGCTGAAGACTCGTTGCATCCAGGGATGAAGATAAACGTCAAACGTGGAAAGTATGCAAACAGTAAATCCGGCCAGGGAAGGACCGGAGATTTTCAAACCAGACGAGACTTTGAATACACAGTCGGTGAGAAAAAGAATCGCAGATCTGTTTGGGAGATCACGACTAAGGCATTCACAGGATCTCACTTTGCAACCTACCCACCTGATCTGGTAAAATTATGCATCCTTGCTGGCTGTCCGAAAGGTGGTACAGTATTGGATCCGTTTTATGGAAGCGGCACAACTGGAGTTGTTGCCGAGTTACTTGATCGCAAATGGATTGGTATCGAGTTGAATGAAGACTACAAACAAATTCAACACGATAGACGCGAACAGATCACGGAGGCTGTGCGATGGAGAGACAAATAGAAGAGTTCAGCGGCAACGTCGAGAACATCCAGCTGTTAGTTGTTGACTTCTTAGGTGACGAGTCAGTATGTGAACATGAAGATTGCAATTGCGGAATGGATTTACCCTGGGCGGTGATCGCTGAAGTTGCAACCGACGAATACGCTGTCGACGAAGAGGACGAAGATGAAGAGGAAACTGTTTCGGAAGTTATTAGTCGAGCGTGTTCTGTCGAAGGTGCTTTGAGATCGGCCCGCGAGTTTCAAGATGAGTGTGATGAGAAGTGGAGCATCCTTCTGACCGATGCGGCCAGCTATGTTTTCAAACTCGAAGCAGCGTTCACAGACGCTTCCAAGTCTGGGAATTTCAACTGGGAAGATCTGAACAATCTTGATTCAGATGATGAAGTCCATCCCCCAGGCGATCCCGAGATGAACTAAAACCCCTATAAAAATAGGGGTAAAAAAATTTCTAAAAAAAGTAGCCTTTTAGGGTTGCAATGCCGATATAGGATGGTATACTTAGGACATAACAAACAACGCAACAAGGAACCCAAGACATGCATCACGGAATTTGGAAAACTTTGACACGAAACATCGAGAACCTGTTGCACGGTGCAACGGAACGAGAGATGGAAGCGTTCTTGGCGAACGCAGAAGAGGAAGGCGATGTGCATCGCATCGCAATCGTCAAGAAGGTCATCCGAGAAGAAACAGCAGCACGAAAGGAATTCCTGGGGAAATGATTACATCCAAACCAATCACCGAAGAGAAGTTCCGAGAGATCTACGCTGACGCTAACATCCTCCAACTTTTTTACATCCGAGACGATTGTCGGCAGACGCTGAAAGATTACCCGAACCATCCGAACGAGAAGCATTACCTCGATCAGATCCACTACGCTGTGAAGATGATCAAGGAGCATGCTCGCAAAGTGGAAGAGTCATCGAACCGATACTGGAGTATGTACAAATGAATATCCACCCAGGAAAATCGTTTCGCACTTATGTGATTATCGACGGAGAGCAGGTCCGCTGGAATGAGGCCCGCATGAAAACACTGAACATACGATCTAACATCCACGGCGAAGATGTCGTGACCTTTGAGTACAACAACAAAACCTATGAGTCGAGAGTAATTTCAAAATAATGGACGAAGACAAAGAATACCAATGTTTGAGATGCGGATCAGCTTTGCACCAGTGCTGGATCGAACTCCACAAGTGCTGGAGACCGGCAGGATGCTCTAACTGCCAACACCGAGATCGACGGGAGCGGGAAGAGTTCTTCGCCAGACCGAGAGACGAAGATGTAGTCTGGGGGTACGAATGATTCCAATTGAAATCGCTGAAGAGAGGATGATCACTGCCCATGCAATAGCAGAGTCGGTCGGATCATTTGATGATATGTATTCGGAGGGCGTCAAACGGAACGAATTCTTTTATGGAACGTGTAGCCTGAAGTTCTTGATGAAGTGGTATATAAAAAACGTCGAAGGGCTATCTGTCAGTTCGACCACCAGTCTCGTCAAAGGAATAATACATTGGCCGACACAGGACTACGATATCACTTGGCTTGCGTCTCATGCATCGAATGAGTTATTTACTTGGTGGGAGGACTCCGGCGTGTTCCTGAGAGATAACGTCTGGGAGATGTTCAACGATCCATACGAACCAAAAACAAAGAATTATTATTTTCATTTTCGATATGCCGGAGTCGGTCAGTCCCGAGCGATGGTGAGTAAGTTCAGAAGTCCGACCTCCTGTCTATTTCCTCCGTGTGCGGCCAGCTATTCCCCCATGCATGAGCAGCCAAAATATGAAGACCTAGAATATCCGCTTTCCCCCAAAGATCCGAGAAAAGTATCGGCAGCACGGTATGAACACACCTGCCCTGAGTGCGGGTTTAAGTGGGGGATGGTCACCGCACTTGACGGGCAGCTTGATCACCGCACTTGACAGAATGATCCGATAACAGTTATGTTTTTTTTTATTAACCCTTTTGTGAGGTATACAGATGACGACAGCGATAGACAAAAAGAAGGAAAGCAACCACATTGATCGACTGTGTAAGGAATTAGGTTTTCCGACCAGCGATCATATCCCGATGGAAGTGGTTGCTCGTTACTTGAATGTTTCGGTCCGGCAAGCACGGAATCTTGCATCCAAAGGATTCTATGGCGAGAAGTATGGGATCCGAACTTGGTTGATTAAGCGTGACGAGATCATCGAGTTCAAACCAAACAAGCCAAAGCTTGGTCGCCCCTATGGATCAAAAAAGAAGTGAGGACGGTATGGCAGAAGAGTATGAAGTGCGGTTTGTGTATAGGGTTCTCAATAAAACCACGGAAGGTTATCAACTCCTAGAAGTTAAAGACAAAATCTTTGACATGTACCAAGACGCTACATGGACCGATGGCGAGAACACTTACTGGCCGGTGGACCCGAAGGATGTTGATGGTCTGCGGGAAAGAGGTGTCCTACTTACGGAGATAAACGGACAGCTTAACGTGGTTACTCAGGAGATTATTGGAACAATCTTTCGAGACACTTATCACGATGCGTGTGCGGTGGCTAACCATTTGCAAGCGGAAGGAGACTTCGCAGTTATCAAAGTGACAACGACCTGGATGACAGAAGTCTTTGCAAAGTAGTGCAGACGTATGCACCAGATTCCCTTTCCATCTTGGGACAAGATGAAAACAATCATTCACGTAAATCAACACAAGGTGAAGGCCAACCAGAAAAATGGTGGGACCGATCCTGTGTTGACCGTGAAGGATTACAAAGAGAATCGATACGCTCATCAAGCAGTGATCGTGGACAAAGAAGGCAACGAGATCGCACGGGTCGTGTACCGGCCCGACGATCCGCTTTCATGTGGCGCACGATGCTGGGTCGAAACTAAGCACCAAGTGATTACTGACCCCGCTCCGCATTCAGCGTGATCACTGCATCACGAACATCGGGGAATCCGATGATGCGTCTGTGATTCGGGTACAGCAAGAATGTCGGACAGGCGGGGATGGAATCGTTGAACCCGCCCTGGCGACCGTAGGCTGAATTGATCTGATAGGATCCTGGTCGACAGACCCAGGTCTGCTTGCCGTGCATCATGCAAGCCTCGATTGCAGTCTCATGGTGGTGGCACACAACTCCGATGTCGAAGGGTTCTGGTCCGAACCGATACCATTGTTTCGGGCTGTGTGTTTGGTTCAGCTGGCTACCAAAGCGATATTTGTGTCTCCATGCAAGTCGGTATTCTGTATCGCCTACATATGCCTGGATGCGAGCCTCGTCGCTGCTAAACGAGATCCCATGCTTTGCACAAATCTGTGCGATCACGTCCACACCTGCGACCTGGGGAGTCCAGTCGTCGTGGTTGCCTGTAATCACTCCAAGGATCTTGTCAGAGAAAAGACTCAAGTAGTAATCGAATAGTTCGTACTGATCGCCTGGAGTAGTTCGGGCCGCGAGAATGGCTGCTCTGTGTTTGATATGGTTGTCGATAGAGTCACCGCCCAGACAAGCGAACAGACCAGGAGTGTTTGCAATCAATTCCGCATCTTCACGCATTCGCTTGAGAGCCACGATGTTATTGCCCGCAATGTGTTGATCGCTAATAAATGACACCGCGATAACTTCTTCAGGAAACTCTGCGATGTATCTGCCATCGTTTTTATGCTTGGCGATCTTCTTCTCGTTTTGTTTTTCGTATGCTGCCCACACATCTGCTGTATCTATTTTCTCTGTCTCAGTCTCCGACTCGATGTGGAATTCTCCTCTGCGAAGACCTCGAAGAGTGAACCCCATCTTTTTGATTTTTTTACGAACAGCGTTTGCAGAGATTCCAAAATACTTTGCAAAAGTTAAAAGAGAAGTATCTGGATCCTCCTTCAATCTCTTTTTAATATACTTCTCTTTCTCCTCGGTCCACCGAAATCCTGGTGTATGATTAGCCATCAATTGTCTCCTTACGAGTTAGCTAGTAGGTTCCACCCACAGCATTATTTTTTGCGACCGTCCAAAATCTCCTCGATCATTGAAACGATCCGAGGGCATGAGAGAAACCTCTCAAGGCAATCTTTATGGCAAAACGAAGCGGCTTGATCATGGGCTATCTGCTCGACATAATCTTCACATATCGAGTCGTTCCCAGCATGATGAGTCTCATGTAGGTAGCATTCCAAGAAGTCCTGGCCTACTAAATTATCCTTGATCCGTATGGATTTACGTTTTTTATTAGGGGATTCGGTATAGCCGTCTGTGTCGCGAGGGAGGTTCTTGTCAAAAATAAGCCTCCATTTTTTCCAAGCAACCTGTATAATCCGTTCTTTAGTTCCCAAAGCGGTGCCTCCGTGACCTGGGTTGAGATGTGGCAATTATCCCAAAACTATGAACGAAATGGAAGTCGATTATGGAAGGATCACCATATAGCCCGTTGAAAGTGATACATCACCGAGAGCGGATAGATAGTATCAGATCAGGAAAACAAATTGTTCCAACTCAAGTCCAGCTAATTATTTCGGACTTGTGCAATCAAGACTGTTCGTTCTGTGCATACAGGATGTCGGGTTATACCTCGAACCAACTTTTTGCTGGCGACTCCGAACTCGCCCAGGTTGGGACTAATAATCCGAAGCGGATGATCGAGACTCCAAAAGTTATGGAGATCCTTGACGATTGCTACGAGATGGGAGTCGGTGCGATCCAAGTAACTGGTGGAGGTGAGCCGACTGTACACCCCGATCACATCGAGATCTTCAATGCAGTATCGGACCGAGGTATGGGTCTTGGGGTTGTTAGCAACGGGGCGGTGTTTAGAAAGGGATTGATCGAGTCATACCTTCGAGGTCAGTGGGTTCGGTTTTCTATCGATGCCGGAAACGAAGACACCTACTCCGGCATTCGACGAGTTGCAAAGACACACTTTCATCGTACCTGGAAAAACATCGACGACTTGTGTGCGGCTAAAAAAGAAACACCCAACTCCGACCTGATCATTGGAATTGGTTTTGTAGTCACCAAGGAAAACTGGAAAGAGATACTTGACTGCACTGTCCGAGCAAAAGAAGCAGGCGTGGACAATGTACGAATATCTGCGATCTTTCAGGACGAGGGTATCAGCTACTTCGATGGATTCTATGACGAAGCAAAGGCGATCATTAGAGAAGCGTCGAGCCTGTCCGACGAAAGTTTCAAAGTCTTCAACAACTTTGGAGACCGGACCGAGGATCTGGAACTGAAGAACCCCGAGTATTCATACTGTGGATATCAAGAGTTTAACACTTACATCGGTGGCGACCTGAACGTGTACCGATGCTGTGTTTTAGCTTACAACGAGAAGGGCATAATCGGGTCGATAAAAGATCAGACTTTCAAGTCTCTCTGGGAATCCGACATGAAGAAGCACAACTTCAATGAGTTTGATGCCCGAGGCTGTCCGAGGTGTATGTTTAACAATAAGAATCGAACTATTCTGTATGCTCTGGAACCCAAACCACGACACGTCGATTTTGTATAAACTGGACGAGGAGATTCTCGATCAATGAGTTGTCGAACCTGTGGAAGTGTAACTGCATCGATATGCATTGCAACTAAGAACAAAGAAGAATACCTTAAACGAGTTCTTGAATCTATCTATGCTCAGATAAATGATTCGCCACAGTTCGAGGTGATTGTTGTAGATGACGGATCTGACGATGAGACTTGGTGGATGTGTAAGCAGTGGGAAAGATATGCGAACTTTAAACTTCACCGATTAGAAAATTCTCGATATCGAAACCCTTCGGTTGCTCGCAATCATGCGTACCGACATGCAAAGGGTGAGATTATTATTGCCCAGTCCGATGACGTAATACACCGAGGAAACGCAATTCAAGATTTGTGCTACGCCCTGAACCCTAAAGAATTTGTCATTGCAACTGTGTTCAACATCGAAGGGGTTCCCCCAGAGTTTCAAGTTTTGATGGAATACACTAGCCCTAGCTACAGACGACCTTTCTTTTTTTTGGGGGCGTTGTGGAAGAATGATCTGTATGCTGTTGGGGGCAATGACGAAGAGTTCACCGAACCAGGATACGATGACGATTGGTTCGGTGATTGTTTAATCCATGGGCTGGGATTAAAACCAGTCTTTACATCTCAAATTGTAGGCTACCACCAGAATCACCATCGACCCCAAGGGCTGAGTAGTTTAGTAATACCCTCGAAAGAGTTGTATGAACGAAAGAAAGCTCAGGCCGAGGCGGGAGAGATTAAGTGGGAAGCGTCAGGAGGACCGTGGTAGTGTCGAATAAAGTTACAACTATACCCAAGAAAATGTGTTTTTTTTGGGCGGGCGGGAAGATGTCGTGGCTGCGGTATTTGACGCTGCAAACTTTTTGCCTTCACAATCCAAGCTGGGAAACAACTTTGTATGTGTCGAGAGATTCTGAGTCAAAGCCAGTGTGGACTTCACAAGAGCAACAAGACTTCTGCGGATATGACGGACCGGACTGGATGCATGATGCATACAATCTTCCTATAAATGTTCAGGTGGTTGATCTCCCAAGTAACTTGGATCCTGTGCATCAGTGCGACATGTACCAGTGGAAAGTGCTGCATGAACACGGTGGGTGGTACAGTGACATGGATATTTTGTACATGCATTCGATGGACGACCTAATGCACAAGTGTGCGTCCTCTGACCTTGTTGCACCTTTGCCTTGCGGAGACTTTACTATTGGATTCTTAGGTTGCAAGCCAGGACTAAAGTTTTTTGAACTTATGTATAACAGCTGTAAAGATGGTGGGGAGCCTTCTCAATATCAAGATTTTGGCACCAACCGAGTGTGTCAGATTTTAAAGATACGACCTCATTCCCCTGGACACTTCATGGCTCAACGGATCATGGAGAGGTACAATCATCGTCTTTTTACACCTTCACCTGGGGATGATGTTTACCCTTGGAACTGGAGAGGCATCGAGCAAATATGGGAGTGGAGTCACGACCTTCCTCCGAGTCAGATAGGAATCCATTGGTTTGCCGGATCTCCCATCTCTCAAAAGTATAACAATTGGTTTACACCTAAAAATTGGAAAGAGCATCCATGCACCTTCACCAGACACTTGCAGGGGCGAAGCAAGATCCCAGGGATATGGGAACCCGAAAACTCTCGATCTTAATCACGACCATTCCCGACCGGCTAGGAAAACACTTTCCCGAGATGGTTGCAGAATTGCAAGATCAGACTTCGGGCCGCGATGACGTGGAGATCCTTGCACTGCTGGATAACCAAGTGCATACTGTCGGCACAAAGCGGAACCTGTTGATGGGAATGGCGACCGGAGAATACCTCACGTTCGTTGACGACGATGACCGAATTTCGCCCGACTACGTCGATGCCATTTTGCAAGCTATAGGTTTAAATCCTGGGGTGGACGTTATACAGTACGATCTGATGCTTCACCATGGAGGTTTGGAACGTGATATACTTTGCACATACGATCCTCGACTGGTGACTGCCGGATATATCACGGAAGATGCACACATATCTAAGGCGTCACATACCAACGTGTGGAGACGTTCGCTCACCGAGGGGACTTCTTTCCCTGACCAGGATTTCGGAGAGGATTCCGAGTGGTCTACGGAGATGGCTGCAAAAGTAGAAAAGTTTTATAAAATTGATAGCGTTCTCTACCACTATGATTTTGACCCCATAGGATCTACAACTCGATCAGAGTTTCGATCCATTGAAAATAAGCTACGGAAGGCTGTGCTAGATGTCTCAAGCGACTCAGGCGATAGTCACTAAATTGGTGCCAGACGATGACAAGGCTGTCACCTGTCTCAAGCTCGCACAATGGCCCAGGACGCGACTATTCGGTCCGTGGGAGTCTCAAGCCACGATGTGGAATGAGTGCGTTGCAGAGAGCCAGGGTCAATACACAATTATTTGTGATCAGTGGTCACGACCTAGCCGACAGCATCTGGATGAGCTAGTTACGCTGTTAGATTTCGGGTATGGATTTGTAGACATGGGGGATCATAGACTGATCGGTCTACATCAGAATCTGTTTTGTAGAGTAGGCAGATTCGACGAAAGAATCATCCGAAAGTCGGACGCTGCCTGGGACATGTTTCTTAGACTGCGAGATGCCGACATCGCAATATACCGTACACATATTTGTCCGGTCGATCTTCATACTCACGACTATCCGTGGGACACCTCGGACGATTACTTTAATATTAAGTGGAAATTTGAAGACGACAGATATGTTAAAACTAAACAAGATGTGACCGACGACTGCGAAACCACTTCGATGTTTTTACCTTGGGAAAAATCGGTGCTGTCCGATATTCCTTTACGCACAGAAGCACTTCGATAATGAATGTCAGCACACCCAGTTCATGGAGTTATAAAGTTATGGTGTTTGATCTATGGAGAATTCTTGGAAACGATTTACCTCCGAGGCACCCGAAGGGCCAGACCCTGAAGAATTTAGAATATATTTTGAAGCATGAATCCCAGTTCGGCATGGTTCGCAAAAGATGGTTGTTGAATCGCATAGCTGACAATCAAACATGCATTGAGATTGTAAGCATGTTACATGCTTACGATGTTCAAAAAGAAAACATCTACCACATTCCGTTCTTCCCCTCCGAGTTCAACAACCTTCCATCAGCCAAAGAAAAATTAAAATATATCACCAACGTAAATCCGGCCCGCAACCATTGCCTCGATATTAGTTTCGAGCAGGGTGTAGATGTGTGCTGCCCCGAAGACGGTGGAATGTTTTTTCGGGACGATGGGTTTATGCAGTTTCGTATGTTTGCCGAAGATCATTCCGAGGCCGGATACTTTGCATTCCCCACATGGAGAGTTGACAACCTCGATACATTTTTGACGGACCCACCAGTTCTGAAATCAATATATGATTTTGGAACGCAACGAAGTATCGGACTGACAGAGTTACAACTAGCGTTCACACCAAACCACGACAAGCGATTCAATGAAGAGTGCATGTACGGCAAAGCCGACAAGGTTGAACTTCTTTATCGACTTGGCTTGTTAGGATTGTGGGATCACTGGGAACCAGAACTTCGTAAGAACGCAGTTCAAGATCCTTCAAAGTTTTATGGTGAAGTGGATATGTGCGGATACATTTGCAGACTTCCAAGCGGTAACGATGAAGGCGATCAACACAATTTGTTGAGAGGTTCGCAGCGGGCCGAAGGTCTTCGCAATCTTTTGCAGCAACTAGAAACAGTGTCAACCTAATTTCAATCTTCCGAAATCGGAAAGATTACCTGTACGGATGTGCAGACATCTGCACTTTTCTAAAAATAGATAGAAATAGTTTTCCCTTGTTTTATAGGGTTAAACCGCTATCGGCAAACTATTTTCTCAGATTGTCTGGATTGTGCTTGACAATGTTTCCGATAATGGTACTATTAAGAACATGAGAGTTGAGTGTGAGTTGTGTGACTCACTTACATGCGAATGAACCAAACGACATCACACAGGGTCACGACGATTAGTCGAGGAGAAGTACCCACCGGCTGCGAAGCAGTACGACAAAACTTCGAGAGTAGAAAGTTCAAGGATTCAAAAAAAGTTAATGGCTTGAAAATCCATGACCGATTGTAAGTGGCTGTGACTCCATTCGGAGAAGTGAATCTTTGAACCTTCTACTCTCACACTCGATGGAGTGTATTGAAAGGCTCGCTTGAGTAAGCGGCACTGATGTAACTTCTGAAAGTAAAGGGCCAATCGGGGTTCGATATGACGATATTGAACAACCGCAGTCCGAAGCGTTTTACAGCGTTTCACTTTCGGATGCAGTGTCGGGGGGTTTAACTCCCCTACGAGTCAGCCTTTCAATACACTCTTGAGAGTAACCTGGGAGGGTGAAACGGTTGTAGCCAACACTAAGGTCGGGACATGGCGTTTTAATGTAGCCTTGAGTAACTAAGCACTCCGACAGCAACCACCCAACCCACTGCAATAAACTGGCTTTTGATGGTCGCTCCTCATCAGCTACGATTGCGGTGGGCGGCATCAAAAGTGACGGGACCAATAACGCTCGACTACCCGACAGGGTGATGCCCTCTCCCAGGTTACTCTCCGAGTGACTAAGATCTTGAACCGTGTCAATCGTCTCGACGGGACTCACACAACGCGAACGTGTGACCATCTCGCAGGAGGGCCGAAAGCATTAGCTGAACCCACCTCCTGATAAGCCTGATCAGCGAATATCGCCCCGTTTCGGTTCAAGATCTTAGTCATTCAATCGAGTGGGTTCTTGCTATAAACCAGTACGGATCTTTGAAGCTGACCCCCAGTGCGAATCTGGCGGGCCGTGTCAGCCAGTTAGTGGGCCAACCTGTGACGGGAGTGCTTTTGCATTACGCACTAAGAGTGCAATCCAGTTGTGGGACGGATCGAAGCTAACTGTGTAAAGACAACGTGGGAGTTGATCCTAAGTTCGTAAGAGGTTCGGAAGGGGGTATGCAGAGCGAACATGGGGAAGGGTTGAAATAAAACCTCTCAGCTGGGAACTTAATACGGTCCCACCTGATGCAGCACAAAAGTGGACATTGATCCTGAGTGGAACGTAGCCCCTAAAGCAAACGCCGCCGCAATCTCTGGGCATATTTACTCACACCCTGCTCAGAAGTAAAAACTCACTCGTATCGAGGTTAGATCACCGGACACCGCCGGATACCGTGGTAGGTGCCGGAGGCGGGAGCTAATGATGTATCGACCCGCCCGACCCGTAAAGGCCACCCGATTATTTCGAGGGTCATTAGGGAATCAGCCGATGCCGTCGATTGCAAGCGATGGAACCACATCGGATTAAAGGCAAGCAAAAAGGTGTTCGGTGATCTACCCTCGTATCGTATCGAGTCCTTTAACTAGGAGGCAGAAGTTGGATGCAGCGGACATGAATTCACCCGCTGTTGAAGATGTACCAAGTGGCACCTCGCGGGCGCGCACCTGCGAGGCGGGTAGTACACGAATGGAAACCCGAGTCGGACTGCCTCCTAGTTAGGGGACTCGATTTTTTTTTATTTTTTTTAAGGAATTGGGGTTTACATTGCCGATAACGGTATTATAATCAGGGCATCAATCAACGATACTTCAACAAAGGAAAAAACAATGTCACAAGACTGCCTACCAAGGATCAACGGAATGATCGTCGCCTCAAGCCTGATCCCCGCTGAAGAGGGAACGAGAGACGGATATATTATTCTCGTGGACCTGCATCCCGTTGACCCCACTCAAGCCCGATTTGTAACGGGTTGGATTGGTGTGGGAGACACCAGCTGGGCATGCGGTCACTACTTCGATTCTCGTATCGAAGCTAACAAAGATTTTTCAGCCCGTGTAGAAAGGGGGTGCTGACCCAACCAGGGGCTTTATAAACGAAACAACCGGCGCAGGGGCGGGATAATTTACCCTGTCGGACTGGAGGTGCGATCACATCAAGCGGTTCCTCCACGGGTGAGTCCGTGACTGCCTAAACACCCGACCTTTTTCTCAGGGCTTCATATTCGCCCGTAGAGGAGAGGTTTTTTTTCGACCAAACTATAGTATGCTAACAGAATGAACGTATTAAACGAACTATTCGATGCGGTGTATTGCATCAACCTAGACCGGCGTCCTGATCGCTGGTCGCAGTTTGAGGAGGTGTGGGTTGAATTACTAAACACAGACATTGACCGCTTTCAAGCATGGGATGCCGAAGATGGGATCCCGCTTGAAGCTGGTCAGTATCGAGAAGACGAAACACACAGCAAGGGTTCAGTTGCCTGTTCGCTGTCTCACTGTGCGGTCATGCGTGAAGCCCTGAACGCTGGGCATGACGAAGTACTAATCTTTGAGGACGATGCGGTTCCGCTGGATCCCGACACGTTCCTCGATGACTTTGTGAAGTACTATCAAATGCTTCCCCGCGATTACGGACTGGCGTATGCCGGATGTTTTCACAGGGTCGGTCCGATCATGATCAATGAAAAGATTGGAAAATGCCTGGGGGCTACCGGAATGCATTGCTACATGTTCCGTCCGAAGGTCGGGGCGTGGATGATTGGCGAATGCCTGAAGAACATCGACTACTATGTTCAGGACGAAATTCTTGGGCTATGGCATGCTCAATGTCAGATGCCGTTCTATTCGTTCGAGCCGATGCTAGTTTCACAGCGGGCATCTTATTCCGATCTGCTGGGCAAAGATGTAGACTATGGAACTGCTGGGAACTGGGCAACGACACAGACAGCGTTGTCGGATATTTTCGGACTGGACAACGACCAAAACGAATTGGATATTCAACAGATTATTGCGTGGGTAAATAAACCCGCAGCCGAAAGTGATGCCGATCCGGTACACTCAGATATCCTGACGTACCTCCGAAGAATGATGTATCCCCAGGGTGCCGTCAAAGGAGCTTGGGATCCCGAAAGATTTAGGAACCAACCCGATGAGTGAAGCTGAACATTTGATGATTGTTGCTCGACCTGGAGACGAAGTCTTGTATGGAGGTTCACTGTTTGCCACCGACTCAAACATCACTGTGGTGTGCTTGACCGGCGGGCAGGATGCGGACCTCCGTCGATCTTTTCGTCGCTCGATGAACTACTGGGAGATCGAGAACTTTCATATTTGGAACTACATCTATCACGATCCAAGATCGTTTCCGCAAGGGTCAAAGGTTATTGACGAACACCTTGCGTACTGTCAAGACGAACTATCTCCGGCATACTTACGATTGCACAACATGTTGCAAGATGCAGAGGGGTTCTCTTCTGTAATCACGCACAACGACAGCAACAACTTTTCACATGCTTTTGATATTGCGGTGCATAATTTAGTCAAGGATCTGCTAATTCATCGAAAAGCGGGGGGATACACTCCGTGTGACGATTGTGAGATATTTTATGTGTTTGACTATCATGACACGGAAAAAGTTTCGAGTGATATTTTACAAGGCAAGATCGTATCTTTGGACGAGTATGATCGGCCCGATATTTGGGATGTAAGCAATGAAAGGTTGCGATACTTGACCAATGAGAAAATCAGACCGTACTCATGCCAATAAAAAAAAGAAAACAAAAAAGGAAAACTCTAACATGGATTCATGTGAAGAATCTGGCGTCTCAACTTATGGAAGTGTTACGAAAGATATGGAAAGCCTTACATACCAAGTAGGTGGCGATCACTATAAGACTTATGAAATTGAGCCGGTGGTGTACATCACACTAAACGGTATCGGATACAATATGGGGAACATCATCAAGTATGCTTCTCGATCAGAGACCCGAGGACTTGCTCAACTCAGCGCGTTAAAGAAGAAAGTTCAAGACCTTCAAAAGATTGCACACTACGCCAAGCTTGAGGAAGAGCTAGCAATCAAAATGTTCGAGAAGTGGAACGGCCAGCTACCAAAGGATTGGAATGCACCAGATCCCCCGCCCGAAATCGACGGATAGAGAGACCACTTGGAGCAAATGGATTGCTCAACAAAAAAGCGGTCTGGCCGAAGTCAAATCGTTTTGCGGTGCGCGTGCAGACGTAGTCACCGATGAATATGCTTTTGAAGTCGAATGGCTGAAGAAGTATAAAGAAGCCCCAGGTCAGGCTTTACTCTATTCTGCATTACTCCAGAAAAAGCCTGGAATAATTCTGTTGGCTAAGGATGAGCCTCTCGATAGAATCTACTATCTTCGGAGTGTCATCATTTGTCAGCGGGCAGGCATTTATTTGGAGGTCGTCGATACGACCAAGACGCATGGGGAAAATTACCACGACCTTTTGCTGTGCATGCGGGACGAAGACATCGGCCCTGACGGTTTACTGGCAATGGACCGACATGTCTAAGCGTTCAACCGAGGCGATCCGAGAAGATGACAAACTAGATTTGTGTGATACTTGTTTGCAGGAGCATCAAGAAAATTTTAGGAAATTGAAAAAGTTTAAGTCTCCGAGACTGGAGACTCCCACTTTTCCGAGCATGGAGGACGAACCGTGAACATAGGCATTGAGGTATGGGTTGTCGTGGGCTTAGTCATAATGTCGATCATCTCGATATTTTGGACGCCCATCATCAAGTACTTACTTGGCCCAGATACTAAAAAAATACACACGCCCCGAGACTTTCAACTTCGTATGGATTTGATCAACGAGTTGATGCGAGCTTGCGAAGGATGTCCCGAGGAGTATGCGGCAGTGGTTGCCGCTGGTGATGTGATTGCGGATCATTGGCGACAACCCTCTTCACATAAGTCGCAGCCTCAACCAAAAACAAGATCCACAAGGAGATCCAAATGAGTTTGGACGGTAAGAAAGCAGTCCGATACTCACCAGTAATTGCGTTGGTGATGTATTTAATTTTTAAGCTGGTTCCATTGTTGTCCAACCTGCCGGACGGGACCGACACAGATCCTGCCTATGTGCCTACGTCTGCACAACAGCAAGAGCTTGGCCCCGTGATTGAGGTGTTGGCTAAACATCCCGAGGCAAAGCCCGAGCTTGGAAAGTTATTTTTCGGACTGGAAACAGTCATCGGGTCGGATCGAAAGATCCTGACGAACACCCAAGACGTTCGGAACACTCACCAGCAAGCTGGAGCTTTAGCAGTTCAGGCCGGACAGATCCCGTTCATTCCTGGCTACAACGTAGCGGTGGACAAATACATCACTCTGCAAATTGGAGACGAGGTCGTCCCGCTGAACGATGCAAACCGAGCGCAGGTTGTGGATGTATTTAAATCACTAGGATGGGCCACACGACAATGAGAAGACGACTCAGAAACGTAAGGTCTGTGAACAGCCTAGTCAAAGCGTATGAAGATGGCTTTGAAGGCGTGTATGCAGATCCGCAAGAAGAGGACAAGTTCAACGACACGATGTCTTCCCCTCATGCTTCAGATGCGTGTCACTCGTTCGGACTGGCCGAGACGGGAAAGGGGAAGCTGTCAATTCCATTCAAGTGCATTGAGATGATCTGGCCGCAGGCTATGCCTGGACCCGCACAAAGACGGGGCGATTGCGTCAGCCACTCAACTAAGAATGCACAGCTGTTAACTTTAGCCTGTGAAATTGTAGCAGGTAAGCCGGACGAAGACACAGGCATCATAGAAGGCCCGCCCGCTGTTTCGGATGTAGCAGAGCGAAATGGCGTCCTCTCCACGGAAGCGATCTACTGGTGGCGTGATCATGGCGGGGATGGATGGGGCTGTCATCATGCAAGTCGAGTGGCTGTGAATGAATCCGGCATGTGGGTTCGTAAAGATTACCGGCCCGACTTCGGATTCGATCTGACCAAATACAGTGCATCTCTCGCAGGGAAGTGGGGACGAACTTCACCCCCCAACTCTGTCAAAGAGTTCGGGATGAAGCATGCTATCAAACAAGCGACCAGTTGCGATTCTTTTGAGGAAGTTCGCGACCTGATTGCAAATGGATATGGGATCTCTACATGTGGCGGTGAAGGATGGAGCAGCCGCAAGGATGTGTATGGATTTTCTAAGCGGTCCGGCAGTTGGAGTCATGCGATGGCAATCATTGCTGTAGACGACCGACAGATTGCATACGACACCTGGGGTGAGCCAGTCGTTTGTATCCTGAACTCCTGGGGATCTGGATGGAACTCCGGCGGTCGAAAAATTATCGGAACGAACACTGAAATTCCGAAGGGTGCCTTCTGGTCTCGTTGGTCAGATGCGAAGAGGCGGTCCTTCATAGCGTTGTCGGGTGCCGAAGGATGGCCCCCGCAAAAACTCCCCGACTGGGGTTCTGACTACTGGAGCAGATTATGAATTTTGCGAAGAGTTCGGTTGCTAGTTTACTGATTGCGTGTTTTATTTTTGGCGGTGTAGCTTGGAGAGTTCACCATCGTCGATGCCGTGGCGGTGCGTGTCTCAAAGTTAAGACTGTGCAGATCATTCCGCTTAGTCACTGCAAAGCTTGTAAATAGGAGACCTGTATGTGGACCCGATTGATTATTTTGCGTTCTTCGGCGTTGTCGCTGCTTCTCTTATTAGTATTGCTATCTGGTTCTGCGGAGGCATGGACAGCGAGTGAATGGCAAGGAATCATCGAAGCCACCGCTGGTGCCGTATCCGGTAAAGCTGATCCGGTCGGGCCTGATCTTGGAGATCTTTGTCTGGACTGTGGTGGTACAGGAAAAGTCGGTGACGGCACAGTCATGGTAAAGTGCCAGACTTGTGACGGCACCGGCAAGTCCAAGAAAGAAGAAAAGAAGAAGGAGACCGCTGATAAGTCAGCGGGTACGTTTCAATGCCGAAAGTTCGGCTGACGATAACCATGTTCCGTCCAGGGCTGGACGGTGGCTTTTTCCACGAAGGAGATTCTACTGATGGGTAAGGATATAAAAAGTAACGTCAAGACTACGGTTGCGGGTCTTATTACTGCGGGGATAGCGATTGCACATGCTGGTCTCGCATTGGTAAATGGCGAACAGCCGGACTGGACAACCACGGTCGCAGCGGTCACAGCTGCAATCGGATTGTTGTTCGCTAAAGACGGCGACAAATAGAGTTGACTAAGGATGTGGACTCTACGAGAATAGACAAACATCTGATGAGCGATTGCTCTTCTGGAACCTCGCCACAGGTTCCTATCCTCCTGCCCGATCCGTGTCGCCTCCACGGGTCGGGTTTTTTTATTCACTAACCCCTTGACTCTTTGATTGCCAACCCAATAGTATAGATATGTACGGCAGTGCTAGCTGTCACTTTTGTGAACCTTTTGTATGGAGGTGGTATGACTACCACAACCCTGAAGCGAGGCGAGCGAACTCGCCTCGTAACTGACTATCTCAAACAAAATCCGAAGGCAACCAAGAAGGAAGTCATGGAGAAGTTTGAGGTTTCGGATGCGACCTTTTACAACATCCGAAAGAAACTTAATGGCACTGACGCGAAGGATGCGACAACACAAACACGGAAGCCCGCAGCAAAGCCCGCAGTGAAGCGAGCGAATAAACCTGCATCTTTGAAGATGCCTTTTTCGGTAAGTTGCTTTGTCCCACAGATGGGATGTGAGGCAACCTTTACATCCGAAGGTTTGAAAATAGGGAAAACCTTGATCAACTGGAAGCAGTTGAAAGGCTTGACCGAAAGCGGATTGTTTAGCTAGGGAAAGCATACCCTTGTGGTAGCGGGGTGGCGGGTCTTTTTATTTTCCCCCATAGAAAGACCGGCCCCCCGCATTTTATTATGATAGACGCGAACTTTGTAATCTTTGATGTAGAGACCACCGATCCGCATGCCGGTGCTTTACTGGGAGGCACCCCCGAGATAATCGAGATCGGGGCTATTCTAGTGAACAGATCCTGGCAAGTTCTAAATGAATACAGCCAGCTGATCCGTCCCGAACGCATGGACTTTGTCACGGAGTTTACTAGTCAACTCAGTGGCCTGCGTCCCGAGATGCTCGAAGAATCTCCCACCTTTGAAGAGATGTGGAAGTCGTGGGCAGAGTTTACTCGATACAAATCATTCCGTCTGTTCTCTTGGGGCGGCACCGACATCCACCAGTTGAGACATGCCTACTCGTCGGTCCGGCTAGGCTACCCCCACAACGACATGCCGATTGACATTGCTAGTATGGTATACATGTGGGGATCGACTAGAGGATGGAATCCCAAGGGATTAGGATTAGCGTCAGTATGTAAAGAGCTAGGTATTACCGTCCAGGGACACCATCGAGCGATGGCTGACGCACACCTTGCGTTGCAAGTCCTCAAGCACATGTTCAACTCAGAAGAAGAGGATGAGGAGGTACAGATCTATGCCGTTTAATGGAGTGAAGATTGAGATTAGTATTGGCGAAGCCCTGGATAGACTAAGCATTCTGGCAATTAAGATGGAGCGTCTGTCCGACCCTGACAAGAGGCTGCAAGTTCGGGAAGAGTCTTACCGTCTTGAGAAAGCTTTGATCGAGCATCAGCAGGCCGGACACCATCCAAAGCAGATCACTCAAAGTGAAACATACAAAGAATTGAAACAAATAAACGAGCGACTCTGGGATATCGAAGATAAGATCCGAGAGCTAGACAAAGTCATATTTCAGGGCGATAATTCTCTAGCAGATATTCGACAAGGATTGATTATGTGTGCGGAAAAGTTTTCTTCTGGCAAAGAAGGGGGCGACACCGTTGGAGATGCGTTTGCCCCTGACTTCCAATGGATGCAATGTGCCAGATCCGTGTATTTTTTAAATGATACCCGTTACAGGTTGAAGAGTAAATTCAACAACGACTATCACCAAGAACCTGTCGAAGTAAAATCCCATGCCTGACCGCACTGAAAAATTCCAGTGGCTTGTAAAAAATAAACCGCAAGCTCAAAGTGTACTTTCTTCAAAGGACGGAAATCCGGTTCCCGTGTGCGTAGAACGAAAGTGGAATGACCGAGACCCCTGTCCGAAGATGCTGATGTATGTGAACGCACTCATCGATTCGGAATGCACGGGTTGGTATCTGACCGGCATCGATACACAGAAAGCGTTGAAGGTTTTGATTATGCCGGATTCGCAAGACATTTTGATCGACTCAAACGATGGGCGTATCGACAATCTGTCGGTCGCAGCGTTGCGAGTGGTACGTCACAACGAACGTGGCACCGCTCTAATTACTGAACTCCCTAACATGTTCTAGGAGACAAGCAATGGCGTATACAAGAACCAAGACAACTTTGAAGGGCGTACTGACCGCAGGGTTTTATTCGGTCCGACCTCTGGACGAAGTATTGCGAAGAGACTTTGAACTGCCTGGAGATCCGTATGATCGCAACGAAGAGATTGCTAAAGCGGGCCGAGGCTACCTGTACGACCTGGGCGTGTTTTTCTATCGAGACGAGCTACATATCCAAGGGGTGTTAATCCAGCCCAAGGAAGAGGACGACACTCCTCTGTTGGATCGGTGCAACTTTACGAGCTACGGATACATCACTCAGCTGGACTACAACAATCTGGTCCCGCTGCCCTGGGAGGATCCTACCCAGGAGTATCTCGAAAAGCATCCAGACGGTCGTGTGTGGGTGAAGTGGGGCGAGGAGCGGAACTGTGTCCAGGTCACCCCCGAAACGGTGACCCTTACATGATAAAAAAACTCCCCGAAGACATCGAGGAAATTCGCACCCGCATGGAGAAAATGAAAAACAAGGAACTCCGACTTGAAGGAGACCTTGCGATTCATGAGTTCCCCGATGCAGAAATGGAAGTTTCTCAGATCTGTTTGACCTTGTTTGAGCTAAGTAAAGCCAAAGCATTACTCAAAAGTGCGGCCCGCCCAGGCAAGGAAGCCACGGTCGAACTGAAAGCACTCAGGACGCAGCTGGAGATCCATGAGCGGAAAGTCGCTGCGATACAGGAAAAGATCGACGCACTGTTCAAAAAAGATAAAGGATTGATGACTCGATGGCAGAAGTTGCAAGACAAAGTTCAGAAGTGCGAGAAGGAAGTTGAGAGTATTGTGGAGACTCACAGCGAAGTGTTGAAGCAGCAACACATCGACATACAGAAAATGTTTCCACAACTTGTAGATATTTTCTCTGCGCTACCTTGACGACTTGCTAGTTGGTTTGGATAATCGAAGACCCCTTTGGGTCGTTGATATACCATAATCAGAAACAACGAACTAACCTCTGAGTGGGTGCAGATGTCTGCACAAACCTGAAAAGAATCGGACGGATGCGAGTACTGAACACTTGGACAGGTGGCTACCCTATCGGGTTTCACCTGAATGGAACTTGGGAATCTTGCAAGGACGCAACGAATGTGTTCACGCCTGACTTTTTTCGTAACATCTATTCAACCTGCAAACCCCAACCGCTTGACGATGTAACTATTCTGTACATGTGGTTCGATCCGAAAGACACACCTGACACGTATGTCATGCAGGATCAAATCATGTGCGACAGAGTTTTGACTAAAGAGTTGCTTCTCTCGAATCTCGTATCGTGGGGAATCGAAGGAACCAATCTTTGTGAAGGGTGGGATTGGACACGCTACGAAAAACCAGTGGCGATGAAGCCACATCTGTTGGTTCAACATCTTCGCTCGATTACAACGACCTATGTGATCGGGTGGGATGTTGATACTTTCTTCACCGAACATCCGAACGAAGTTGTCCGGCGGTTCAAGTACATGGAATGTGATTGGTTGTTCAACTCCAGTGCGACTGTCTTCCCGTTCTCGTTGAAAGAGTTCTATGATGATTGGGAAGAACACTGGAACATGCTGATCGAAGTTGCACAACAAGGAAGTGTCCCTTGGAGATTTTTGAACTCTGGTCTGTGGATTGCCCGCACCGATTTTCTCCGAGAGATTACCGACGACCTGATCATGACTAAACTCTGGGACGATGACTTCGGAGAACAAGGTCACATCACTCAGTTATACAAGAAGCACTTCGGTAGGATCCGACAAGATCTTCGGTGTGAGATATTTCAATCGATGGGATCTGCCCCAGAAGGATGTCTGAAACTAGTCCCGTAAAAATAAAAAACACGATTTGTTCGGAAACCCCTATTTTTATAGGGTAAAATAATTAACCTTTTGCGGTTGCATTGCCGATATAAGTTAGTAGAATGAGGGCATACAAAACAACAACGCTTCAACAAGGAAACAAAACAATGTCAGACGGAAAACGAATCACCTTAGTACCGAAGAACGCGACCGCCGAAGAACGAAAGATCATCATCGAGTCCCACGAAGAAGCATGGGAAGAGTCGGGTGAGCAAGGGCTGACAGACGAACAAATGGAAGCCGGACAACGGATGCTGGATCGAATTTATGCGAGGGACGGATACCCGAAGTGGATGATCGAAGCCCGCGAAAAAGAGGCCCGCGAAAATAACTAAAGATTCCGCTTGACGTTGCCGATAACGGATGTATAATTAAGACATACAAAACAACAACACAAGGAAACAAACAATGTCCGATCCACACCGAGAAGCAGAAATGGGCGACATGATCTGGGACGAGGCCACTGAAACATTTGTCGAGAAGGTTACCATCGAAGAAGCCGACCTCTTCACCGCTGACAGCCTGACCGCACTTCACAATCTTTTGAACAAATAATCACAATCTTTTCAACGAGGAAACAAAACTATGATTACCGCAAAAGTACAAATTGTATTCGCGACCTGCTACCCCAAAAGCGGACTGGACAACACCTCCAACCACACTATGGCGAAAGAGGTTTCAGCGGACAACATCGAGATGCTCTTGGAGAAGACGTTCATGCTTCAGGGCAACAACCTTGAAGGCAGCAAGTACTGGGGAGATGAGTTTTACTCCCTGAGCGTTGGTGATACCGTTTGGGTTTCCATCGAAGGGCAGCGGTTCGACGTTCGACACGATGGTCGGGACGACACGCTGTGGATTGTGTGTCCGATGGGATTTGCTAAGATGACGATGCGACAAGCGTGGAAGTGGGAGCAGACCAAGCGTGAAGATCGTTATTGGATGGCCCGCGATATCTACAAAGCAAACGTCGAGCCGACACTCGTTTAATGAAATATCCTTGTTGAAGACTTGCGAGGGGGGATTGGTAGTTAGCCCCGCCACGAACCCCTTGCAGGTTTTTTTAGGAGGCAACTATGAAAGTGGATCTTTTATTTGCAATCATCGCCCTACCTTTTTGTATTTGGTTTGGTATGATGCTCGCATGCCCATTAGAGGCTGGACTAATTTTTGGAACTATGATGCTGCTTCGAGAAGTTGAGAAGTGGTTTGGAGGAACAGATGGGAAAGCAAAAAACACTCGCACAGCTTAAAAAAGAAGGCAAAGAGCCTGAGATGAAACCGAACGGATCCCACTCACAGGATTCTTTTATCTATGTTCCTCGTAATGAGGCATACTTCGATTGGTACTATTCCAGAAAGAGGGGGACGAAGTAATGGGATACGATAAAAACACAACTTGGCACTTTTACATCAACACTAACCTGGGCGAGGGCGAAGCAACTAAAGCTGGCCCTGGCGAATTGTGGGAGGTTAATCTGCCCACCGGAGGATTTAGGTGGGACGGTGATGTGGTCGGTGTTAAGAGAGAGATCGTGAAGTATTGCCAAGCAAATGCCGGACCCGACGATTACACACATTGTTTCGGTAGAAAACTACCAAAAAGAAAAGCGTTGAAATACTAACTTTGAGAGGAGTAGCAGGATGCTAGTACTGTCACGGAAGCCAGAAGAAAAAGTGGTGATCTCTTTGGATTTTCTCAGGGAGGTGATCGCATTTGCTTACGAAAAAGCACATTGCGGCCAGAACATTGAGGACATCTGCAATGAACTTCAAGGAGTTTTGGGAGGCACCATTGAAGTCACTTACTTGGGTGAAACCAAGGACCGAGGCCGCTTGGCGTTTCAAGCTCATGAACTGATCAAGATTCATCGAAGCGAATTGTGGGATAAGCTCAACCAATATCCCCCAAAGATTCACGCACCCTCTTGAACACTTCACACCCCGACCGATAAATTTGTGGACGTATGGAGATGCCACATGATAGCTCGTCGTCTAGAAGTTCTGATTAAGCAGCCTATCTCATATCTTGAGAAGTCCGGCCTGGGGACTCGCGCTCAAAATGCATTGGAGCGGGCGGGTCTAGATACTATCGAAGCAGTTCTGTGCAAAACCTCCACCGAGTTGTTCAAGGTTAGTGGATATGACGTTGCCACCCACAAGCAGCTGATGGCAGCACTCGCGGACGCAGGCATTTACAAACAGACACGAATTAAGAAAGTGCATACATATGCACTGGAAGGAGCCACGCAATGGAATTGTTCGATCAAGAAAAGTTCGTCGACGGTCAAAACCGTTTGATGGACGCGATCAAAAAAGTAGAGGGCAGCGTCAAGCTGGGCATGACGGTAGAGGGCAGCGTTCATCCGCAGAGCCTGATCAATGTGTTGATGGGAATGAAGGAATCTCAATTGCAATTGCAGCAGCAGCTAGGAGTCACTACGTCATTGATCAAGGCAATCTTTGCGTTCTTGCCCGATGAGCAGGTCGACCAGATGCTTGATATCTTTTCTGTTGATATCGATGCGAAGGTGGAGCATCTGAAAGAGATTGCAGAGAAACGTGTCGAACAAGATCGACAGCCAAAGATTGTTGTACCTAAAGGAGGAGCCGGTGCATGATCCAATCCATTCGACGAACTTATGCAGTTACGGGAGCCAGCAAATCGTATGGAGCCGGTGTCGTTGCCGAGCTACGAAATTCTCGACACACGGTGTATGACATCCAACGACATGCAAAAGCGTTCTTGTCGGAAACCTTTAGTCCGGTTATCGAAACCGATCACTGGGTGCCGTGCGATTTTTTAGAAGGCAAACCCATTATTCAAGTTGCAAACTGGATGGTCAGCAACAAGGTCATGCTTGACGGGATTGTGCATGCAGCTGCACACCACGATCCAAACGACCCGCTGCTGATTAGCGTTCATGAGATGAGAGAAGCGTTTCAGGTGAACTTGATCGGCCCGCTTGTTCTTACGATGTACCTGTATCAGGGTTATCGTTTCAACAAAGGAGCCAGATGTATTTTTCTTCTCGACCAGCGAATTAGTAATCTTCCCGAAGAAGAGATTGCGTACTGCACATCTAAAGCTGCAACACTTCCTACGGTCGAGGCATACAAGCGTGTGATGCCGGACCTAGAGATCTTGTATGTGGCGATGCCGGACCGAAAGGCGGCAGGGGCAGACACCGCTGAAGCAGAAGTTTCTCGAATTTTGACAGACAGCGAAAGCCCGAAAAATAACCTAATTGTTTTGTAGGAGTAGCTATGACCGAAATCAAAGACCCCACTCTTGTTGGCATTGATCGACTTGTTCCAAACGAATGGAATCCGAACGAGCAGAGTGAAGAGATCTTCAACCAGCTGATGAAGGAGATCGAAGAAGACGGATTTGAGCATCCGTTGGTGGTCGTACCTTCCTCTGAAGTGGAAGGAGACTACACCATTATTGGAGGAGAACATCGTTGGCGCGCCGCGATGCTGCTAGGCATGGAAGAGGTTCCGTGTGTAATCCACGACGACTGGGATATTGAGACGCAGAAGCTGAAGACCGTCCGAAGGAATCTCCTGTCCGGCAATCTGAACGCTCGCAAGTTTACGGATCTTGTCAACGAACTCACACAGGACTCCGGCCTGGACATGGCTGACATGCCGATGATGATGGGGTTCGAGGACAAGAAGGAGATGGAGAAGCATCTCATTAAGGAGTCCGCAAAAGGCGACAAGTTTGTCGAAGACATGAAAGAGCCGAAGGCCGAGGTCAAAGGCACAGAGTCATTGATGAGTATCGTTGCTGGCATTTTCAAAGACGCAAACGGGGCGGTCACTGTAGATCAAAGCTATTTGTTTTTTACGGTCAAAGGTAAAACTCAGATGGCTATTATGTGCGAGGACGATACTTGGGAAACTGTTGAAAATATGGTCGCACATCTGAAAGATAGCGGGCAGGATGCTGCTACTTTTATAAAGGAGGCGATTGCGGAGAAATTATCTTGACCCGCCTCCCACAATGTTTCTATAGTAGTGCGGAGGAATCTCATGGCTAAAAAGCACAAATCAATCGTTGAAGCACTCGAAGATCTCGATTCTACTCCCGTAGATTCGGAGGAGGTCTGTGACGATGCCAACGAGAATGATCCAAAATTTAAAGCGAATTCGTTAACTCCCGAGGATAAAAAAGCCCAAGCTTTTCAGTGGTCGACGATGGGACATCCTGTGTCCGGCATAGCTAAGATCTTTGATGTTAGCGATAAGACCATTCGACGGTGGCTTCAGGATGTGTACTCCGAATTCCGCACAGAGATGGAACAGCGGTCCGGTGCCGACAACATAGCCGAGCAGATGGTTTGGCTAAGTGAGATGGAGCGGGTGTGTTTGTACGAAGTCCACAACAGCCAGAACGACGACACTTCGATTGACCCTGCCACGGGCGTGGTAACTCAAAACCAAAACCCCAGGTCGCAGGCCGAGAGGGTGAAGTGGCTCCAGGCCGCACTTAGTGCCAGGAAGCTGAAGATCGACATTCTCCAGAAAGCTAATGTTCTGCCGGTCGAGCCGGACCGAATCTATCACAAGATGCAGGACGAGATGCCGAAGACCGAGAAAGAAGATCCAGGTAAGACCAAGACGAGAGAAGAGATTGAAGAGGCAATTGAAAAGCTAATCAAAAAAGGTTTGTCACTTTGAACCAACTTGACGACATCAAAGACCGTGACTTGCTAGTACTCCAGAAGCTGTTGGAGTTGAAGCAAGCACGGCTAAACTTTGCACTGAACTTTCATCGGAATACGCACGACGAGCCGATGGACTTTGATCACTTTCCTCATGTTCGTTCTTTGTATAACTCGACGGCCCGAGAGATGGTGCTGATGGGAAGCGTACAAAGTTTCAAGAGTGAGTTTATCGTGATCGATCACTTAGCCTGTGCGTATGTAGGATTGTCAGTGTTTTTCGTAGTTCCTAAGTATGAAATGCGAAACACTTACGTCCAGAACCGTGTTGATCGTTGCGTACAAAACGTGAACGAGTATAAAAGAATCATGGGAGCGGGGTTTTTTGACTCGATGGCAATCAAGTCTTTTGGAAAGGGGGTGATCAAGTACGTTGGAAGTAACGTAGTATCCGACTTCAAGGAGTTTCCCGCAGATGTTATTGTCGTTGAAGAAGTCGATGAATGTAACTTGGACAATATCGAATACGCCATTGACCGTCTTCGAGCGTCGAAGTACCAGTTTAAAAGATATCTTGCAAACCCCAGGATAAAAAATCGCGGTATACATGAATACTTCCTTCGTAGTGATCAACGTGAATGGTTCGTCCCTTGTACAGAGTGCGGGGAGTTCCAAGAGACCGACTGGTTCAAGACAGTTGTAGAGGAGATTGTCGATCACGAAGGCAATGTGATCGATTGGAAACTTCGAGACAGTGATTGGACCGTAGGTTGTAGACGTGACATCAATATGATCTGCCCCGAATGCGGGGGAGCTTTAGATAGAACTAGTACAGATGGAAAGTGGATAGCCCAAAATCCCGACTCACAGATTGAGGGCTACCACCTTTCCATGCTGTGCAACATGATCAATCCTATCGCTGGGATGTGGGAGCGGTTCACCAGGGCGATCAACGATCCTGGTCTGATGCAGCGATTCTTCAACTCTGACCTGGGTCTTCCGTTCGATGCTATTGGAAACAAGGTCACTCCTACGATGCTGGACAATTGCATCGGCCAGAACGACGATGCGTATACGTTTGCAGTTCACTCAGACATTGCTCACATCAAGGGCCATTGTCATCCAGGTCCGTGCAGTATGGGTGTGGATGTCGGGGCGACTCTCGATGTTCGTATCAGCTATCTTCGGTCTAGAGGAGAGCGTCAGGCAGTCTTCGTCGGCAAGGTTAGATCAGTAGAAGATCTGTACGACCTGATCCAGTTGTACAACGTCGAGAAGTGTGTCATGGATTCCATGCCGGAGATTACTCTAGCAGCCGATTTCCAAGAGGGTGCCATGCAGTATGGCTGTGAAGTTTGGCTGTGCCGGTACGCCAAGGAAGGTTCAGACAAGCGAAGAACTTACGATTTAGTCAATCGAATCATCAATGCAGACCGGACCGAAGTCCTTGACAGGTCTTTCGCTCAGATCCGTCTCAAAAAGAATTTACTGCCCACCAACTATGCTGCTATACTTGGGGGTTCGTATACTGACGAGATGTGTATGCCGATTCGATCTTTAGTTGAAGATTCGGGTGGGAATCAACGGTACGAGTGGAGCAAGGGGAAGGATCACCAGCGACACACCGATACTTACGACATGCTCGCTAGTTTTATTATGACCGAAACGACCATCGATGATATTGCTATAGGGTAGAGATGAGCAAGGCGTCTGACGGGTATCAAAATTTTAAAGACATAATCACAAAGTCTGTCACGTATCGTGGCGAGACTTTTGCTGGTTATAACAAACCAAAGAGAACTCCAAAGCATCCAAAGAAGTCACATGCTGTTCTTGCCAGAGAAGGCGGGACTATTAAGCTCATCCGATTTGGACAGCAAGGCGTGAGTGGTGCGGGAAAGAAACCAAAGACGGCAGCGGAACGAGCAAGACGAAGATCCTTCAAAGCTCGTCATAAAAAAAACATTAAACGTGGAAAATTAAGCGCAGCCTACTGGGCCGACAAGGTGAAATGGTAATGGCCGAAGAACATCCTAACTTGCCGAAAGCTTACGGACCCGCACAGACATCTGAAAACTGTGCAAACTGTGTGTTCATGTATTCAGGAAACTTGTGTTCATATTGGAAGGCAGTGGTAGAGCCTTCTTATGTATGTGCTAAGTGGCAAAGTATTCCAAACATAGAGAAGTAGAATGCCATTCGCAGGGTATGAAAACTTTAGGGCGTGTGTAGCTGACCAAAAAAGCAAAGGGAAGTCTGAAGATGCAGCCAATGCAATCTGCGGATCGTTACAAGCGCAATACAAAGAAAAAGCTGCACAAGGTTTTGAGGTTATGAAGTCGGCAATAGATTCGTCTTCATTGCCGAACTCGACGGCGAACCGAGAACAAGGTTCTGTGTCTAAAGCCCCAGGTGGTGCATCTACTCCTGCACCAAAAAAAGATCAGGTCCGAGGTTCTAAAAGGAACAAGCCAGGATCTGCCAAAAATCAGTCCGGCGGTGTCTCTGTATCTGCTGCAACTGAGAAGACTCTCCGCAACAAGGTCAAGACTCACAATGAGTCAATGAAAAAAGCAGGCAAGCCTTCGTGGAGTCGAGCAACTCTTGGAAAGTTAAAGGCTGTATATCGACGAGGATCTGGAGCGTTCTCTACATCACACCGTCCAGGCATGGCCCGAGGACAATGGGCAAACGCTAGAGTCAATGCGTTCCTACATCTTCTGAGGACCGGAAGCCCAAAGAATTCCAAGTACACGACAGATAATGATCTGCTTCCCGCAGGTCACCCAAAAAAATCAAAAAAATAGAAAGAACGTCATGCCGGACATAACAGACGCCCAGCTTGCGGAGATCCTCGAAAAGAATGCAATCCCGCCATCCGAGGACGGCGAGAACATTATCGAGGAGGCTTTCATCACGGGCGACGACCGGATTGCTTCTGCGGGAGATCTTCAAAAAGAGTTGATTCGAGGAAGCATGGCTTGCTTTGATTCGGACCGAATTCATAAGGAAGCCCAGAACTCCGCACTCTTAGATGTTATGAAGAGTGTCGAAGGATCTACACAGACCGACGAGGAGCTTGGTCTGGCCGAAGGGGGGATGTCCTCACTCTCTGCCACCAAGGTCGTCGAGCCTCCTTATCCACCGGAACTGCTGTCCGCATTTCTTGAGGTGGACTCTACCCACTTTCGTTGTGTAAAGACAAAGACAGTCGATGCGGTCGGTCGAGAGTATTCACTCGATCCAATTGTGAATGTCGTCTCCGATGAAGAAGCCGATCAGGCGGTTGCTTTTGCTCGTCAAAGAAATGGAAAGTCTTCTGCGCATTTTCCTCCGAAAGTTTCGCAGTCTCAAGTTGAGCAAGAAGTGGATGCAATCAAAGAGTTCATCAACGACTCAAACGAACTGATCGGTTTTGAAGGTGTACTGTTTCGGGCTTGCATGGATTATGAAGCAATTGGTTGGGCAGCTATCGAAGTGATTCGGTCCGCTGACATGAAGATCCGAAAACTTGCACACATTCCGTCAACCCGAATCCGTCCTCTTCGAGGGTGGAAGGGATTTGTTGAAGTGCTTTCCGATTCCAAATACATCTATTATCAACCATTTGGTTCAAAGATTGTCAGTCAAGAAAAGAGTCCTGTAAGCGGAGAGCCTTTACCTTACGATCCAAAGAAACACGGGGAGTTGAAGCCTGGATCTCTTAGTTGGAACATGTGCGACAGAGAGACAGGACTCCCCACAAGCAACTTCAACCGATCAGCAAACGAGGTGATCTGGATTCCGAAGCATCACGCCAGCACGATCTACTACGGATACGCTGACGTGGTTCCCGCCCTGGGGGATGTCCTGGGCAATGTCCACATCCGCGACTTCATGCTGCAATTCTTCGAGCATAACACGGTCCCTCGATACGCTGTGGTGATCGAAGGTGCAAAGCTCGCCAAGGATGTGAAGGACGCGATCATGCAGTACTTCGGACAGCATGTGAAGGGCAAAGCTCACAAGACCCTGATCATTCCTGTTCCGGCGATGCGGGGCGAAGTGAAGCTCAGATTCGAGAAGCTCGCAGCGGATGCTCAAGAAGGATCGTTCCAAGAAACCAGGAAGAACAACTCGCAGGGAATCATGACAGCCCACGGTGTGTCCCCCGCGATCATCGGTATTGCGGAACATTCCGAGCTTGGATCCGGCAAGGGATTATCCCAGGCCGAGATCTACAAGGATCGAATCGTGACTCCGTCACAGAGAGTGTGGGAGCATCACCTGAACCGACTGCTCAAGCTTGGACTGGGTGTGAACCTTGTTGCATTGAAGTTCAACCCCTTGGACATTCGGGATCGAGAAGCCGAGAAGAATGTGTATATCAGCTATCTTGAAAAGGGAGTGATGACCATCAACCAAGTCGCCAAGCGTTTGGGACTTGCACCCGTGGTGGGAGGAGACCGAAACTTTATCAACACACCTCAAGGTCCGATCTTTGTTGACGAGTTGACCGAAGCATCTGGTGCAGAGAAGCAAAAACTTGAAGATGAGGTCGAGGACATGAAGATGCAGATGTCTGCACGTTCTCAGTCTGAAAAAGAAACACCAGAAGCGTCAGAGCCTGAACAAGATAGTGGTGAAGATGCCGAACCTGCTGAACAAGATAAGTGATCTGTCGAAGAGAATCTTTGTCAATCGTGTCGCATCCGATTCTCTCCGCATAAAAATCGAGAGGCAGTTCTCTAGGGAATTGCAACGTGGTCTTGTTCGTTTAGATCAAGCGGTGTCGGCCCGCCTGCTGTCCACAGGAATTCTTCGGACGATGCAGCGACAATCCAGCCTGATCGCTCGCCTTCCGTACAAACAAAGACGGCCCGCCATCTCTGACACGTTGAACTCTGTTCTGAACCCTGGCACATTCCGAGATCTCAAGTACAGTGATGAAGTTCGCAGACTTGCGAATATCTATAGAAAATATGCACCGCTAATGTACGACATGGGAGCGGTGACTGCATTGAGAAGTTTTGGAATCAAGGCACAGTCTCGTCGCTTGGAAGATTTTTCTCGAAGGTATACCACTAGCAAGGCACCGATGGATCTGGTGTTTGAGTTAACTGACGAGGAGGTCATCTGGATGCTTGACAACCGTGGCATTCAGTTCGGCCAGGGCATCACAGAGCAGACTATCCGAGATGCCAGGGCGATCATCCGCGAAGAGGTATATCTCAAGGGCAACTCATACCAAGCCGCAGCGGACCGCATCGCTAAGATGAACGGGGTAACTCCGGCCAGGAGCCTGAAGATTGCACGGACCGAGGCCCAGGTCGCACACTCCACCGCAACACACGATCAGTATGTTAGAAGCGGAGTCAAGACACATCAGTGGTGGGCTGTCGGAGATCGCCGGACACGACCCGCACACGCTTTGAATGACGGGGTGACGGTTAAGATTGGAGAAGTTTTTCCATCCGGTCAGCTGCATCCAGGTGACGGGGCGCAAGCAATCAATTGTCGATGCGCTGTCACCCCCGACCTGTCCGACAAAAATATACAACTGGATCCGTGGAGAGGCGGGCCAGGATCAACACCCACGGCATTGCCGGACGCGACTGGATTTGTACCTCGAACAATTACTCCAGCCGAGAGACGCGCACTTAGAGGAACCCACACACCCAAACCTCGTCCCAAGAGAAAACCAAAGAAGAAGCCCAAGGCAGCACCTCAAGAAGCAGCCGCTGCGAAAGAAGCACAAGATTTTGAAAAGTTGCGGACCGAGATTCTCGCAGACCTTGAAAAAGATCAAACGTATCTAGCATATGTTAAAGCTCAAGAAAAAGTTGCCGCAGCAAATGCTGCCCTGGAGAACAGTGCTGCCTACAAACAAGCTAACGAGATAGCGGAGAAGCTTGCCAAGTTTAGAAGAGCCAACGGTACACTTCGAGATACGGCAGAGTCTATCGCTTTAAGGCAAGAGCTTGGACCGATTCGTAACGAAGTCCTAAAGCTAATGAGCCAAGTAGAAGAAGCAGGTGTTGAAGCTAGAAGACTCTCACAACAACTCTCTAAAAAAATAAGACCGCGACTGAAGACTTCGGGAAAAGGTATCAGGGTTTCTACTAATAGCCAGACAGGCGGGTCAGACATTCGCACAGCCGAGTACGGAAAGACTACTTCGGTAAATGTGACCAAAGCAACACAAAGTAAGGTAGATGATGCGGTCGCTTTTATTGACGACATTTCTTCTGGTGAGGGGTTACTAACCGAAGAGATGAAAAGGAAAGCCTTCTCCAAACTTGATGATGTAAATGACACAATTCAAAAGGTAGATGGCGCGCTTAGTAGTGGCGGGGGGAGCGCGGCACAAAGACGAGATTTCACAGCGTATTTAAAGATGCTTAAAGATGAGCAACTGCAACTCATGAAGATTATAGATGGAGAGGTAGGTACACAAGTCAATGTCTTGCAGTTAAACAAAACAGTAAGGGCGCACCAAAGTAGTTTGAAGGTTGCAGGCGGGTCGGGTAAATCCGAGATTGACTATATCTTGCTGCACAAGAACAGTCCTGTGGACACTGTAATTCATGAGATAGGTCACGCTTTGGAAGATGCCTATCACTCTCGATCAGCCAGGGCGTACTTCAAGCATCGTGCATCACCTAATGTAAACAAATACGTCGATGTCTTATTTAAGAACGGAGAAATTTATCACCCCGATGATTTTATACATTACTATCAAGGTCGCATTTATTTAGACCCATCGAGACGGGTGAGCGGTCAATTTCTTGCAGGAGATGGAACTGTTAAAGGCACTGAGATACACAGTATGTACCTAGAGAAATTGTACAGTGACCCCATGCTATTGATGCAGAGAGACCCCGAGGGATTCGTGTATATTATGGAAAGCATGAACGGAGTTCCGTTGGAACAACAAACGTGGTTCAGATTATTACCAAAAGAGCGGCAAAACTGGTTGCTAGCTCATGATGATTTTGCAACTGCTCCAGGGATACCAGGACTATGATAAAATTAAAAGATAAAACAGATAACGTGTACATCATTGACGAAGGTAAGATCTCCACCGAGTCCGAAGCCTACCAACCGCTAGTTGACACTTGGAACGCATGGATAGCAGCCAAGGGATATTTGAAAGGACGAAATATCAGCGAACTGAACTTTTACAGTCTCAATCAGAGAGCCTTGAGTTTTTTAGATGAGCATGCCAAACAGTTTGAATTTGACGTGATTGAAGACACAGAACCCTCTGCAATACCAGGACAGAAGAACTAAGCGAGTGCAGACGTGTGCATCTAAACAGATACACCTGCCCCGTTTACGGAAACATTTAAGATCCAATTGACGCAAATCCAATATCGTCATAGAATTAGCTCAAAATTTCCATACCAGGAGATACTTACATGCCTCGCCCAGGACGGGAACTGTTACATCTTACTGCTCCAGTCGCTCTTGCCCCGCAAGACAGCGATGAAACCACTACGGTTGTGAAGGGTTTTGCTTCTGTAGAGAACTCTGAATCGGACCGAAGCGGTGACGTAGTCCCACCCGATGAGTTTGACATTGAGAAGTTTATGGTTGCACCAACTTTGTTGGTCAATCACAAATTCTGGCTTGACCGTCACGGGAATGGAATTGCAGTAGGACGACCTACAGAGATGCATGCGGTGAAGATCGCTGACATTGGAGATGACAAAGAGTGGGGAGTGATTGACCTGGGATCAAAAGAACAAGTCAACACTTTTCCTAAAGCACAAATCCCTCGACTGCGGCCTGGAGATCGAGGGTTGTTTGTGGTTGCTGATGTCACAGTTGATGATGTCGCCAAGATGGTGAAGTCGGGAGAACTCTCGACCTTCTCATGGCGAGGACTTGTCTCTGTGGATTATCGAGTGAACGACAGAGGAACAACCGAAAGAATTTTGAGAGACATTGATCTCTACGAAGTAAGCCTGACCCACATACCGGATCAGACATCGGCTCAAGCTGTCGTCGTAAAATCAGCAGATGGAGTAGATCGCAGACTGCCACTTAGCGTTTACGCTGTGCGGTTAGAAAAAAGTAAGTATGAGTCGAAAGAAATTGCGGAAGCATATTTCAAGACTCACAGTTTGCAGTGCGATGCTGTGAAAGACGAAAACGATTCTTTCTATGGATTTCAACGGAAGCAAAGTGACTTCGATGCCAACCAACTTGTTACAGTAAAAATGGCAGACGGTGTCCATATTATTGCAGGCCCGCTGAAGCCGGAATCCGAGGATGGATCTTTTGCTTGGGTTACTCAATCACTTGGTAGTGAAGAAGCTGAGAAGCTCGCTACCTTAGACCACACTTCAGAGGAGACTGAAATGTCTGACGAGAAAAAAGTTGAAGATGTAGTGGAGGCTCAGGACGAGGCCACTGCAACAGCCACCGCCGAGATCGTTGATGATCAAGAGGTGGCGAGCCAAAGCCAAGAACAGATGGAAGCGTTTGCCGGAACGGTTGCTGAAAAGACAGCCGCTGGTGTTGCTGCCGCACTTGGTCCCATGTTCGAGACAATGACTCAATCGTTTACTACTGGAATCACCGAGTTGGCTGAAAAAGCTGCATACAAAGCTGGTGGTAAAGGTGGAGCCGGTGGTGGCGGTGCTGCTGCTGCGAAAGACGATGAGGAAGATGAAGAGAAAGAGGAAGCACAACAGGGTGCTTACAAAAAGAAAATGGCGAAGAAGAAAGACGCCGAAGACACGGAAACGGAAAACGAAGAAGCTGAAGTTGCCAAGTCCGCAGGAGATTTTGATCAGGTGATGGGCGTTCTCAACGCACTTGCCACGAATCTCAAGCAGACCCAGGAGCAGGTAGTAGAAGTTGCGAAGACCGCCGAAGGTATTGGCAAAGCCATGCCCGAAGGAGTAAACCGCGACGAGAAGATTGATGTCGAAAAAGACGCGAGTCCCGACATGAACTCTGTGTTTGATTCGACTTTCCCGTTTCTTGGCAACGTCGAGTAATTTTTCAATTTCCGTTTGAATAAGGAATTTTTTTCATGGAAGCGAATATCAAGCTGCCGTTGAAGGAGTTGATGAGCAAGAGTGCCATCGATTCCTCCAGCCTGCCGAATTCGGTACTGAACCGAGAGCAGGCAAATCGTTTCATCGATCTCGTTGTGAACGAGTCGGTGCTTCTTCAACGCGCTCGCACGGTGCGAGTCAACCGCAACAAAGGTGAAATCAACAAGTTGGATCTTGGAACGATTGTCACCGAAGGTGCGCACACAACCAGTAAAGCCTCGACTCGTACCCCGACCGAGTCGGTCGTAACTTACGACTGCGAGAAGTATCGCAGTGCTTTCGATCTCAAGACTGACTTCATGGAAGACAACCTTGAGCGGGCCGGAATTCGTGACACGCTCTTGAGCATGTTCTCGAAGCGTATCGCCATCGACACCGAGCTTGCCGCCATCGAAGGCGACGACACCAAGGCTGTGGGTGACGGACAAACTGCCGAGAACAATCTTCTTGGTGTGAATGATGGATGGGCGCAGATCCTGAAGGATCGTGTACCTGCCGCACAGCAGATTGATGCTGGCGACAAAGCTCCTTCCAAAATCTTGTACTACAAGATGAAGCGAGCGATTCCTTCCCGTTACCGTGCCGCCAAGCCAGACTATGTCTGGATTGTTCCGTCAGGCCCAGCGGACAAGTGGAAGCTCGATTGGAGTGACCGCGAGACCGCAGGTGGTGATGCTGCACTCAGCAGCGGGTTGGCCCCAGGCCCGTGGGGAATTCCGCTGTTGGAAGTTCCCCTGATGCCGGAAGACGGTGCTGGTGGTTCGGGCGACCGATCCCAGATCTGGTGTACCCCACTGAACAACTTGATCTACTTTGTCCAGCGTGACATCACGATTGAGTTCGACCGTCAGCCTCGTCAGGATGTATGGGAAATCACGATTCACTTCCGAGTGGACTTCGAGATCGAGAACAGTGATCTTGTCGTGATTGCCAATGACGTTGCAATGAGCGGAAACGATTACACTGGCTAATTCCAGCAAGTATCGCGTTCGCTAAAGATACAAGGGCTGGGCGGGCATTTCGCCCGTCCGGTCCTTTTTTATTATGGACGGATTTGAAAACATCAACGAACGACATGAGCCTGTGTACTCTCTTCCGAGTAACTGGGAGGGGATGAAGATATGTTTGTTGTGTGATACCGGACTGGGCGATGTCATAATTGTTTCAGCCGGTCTGAAGACTTTAAAGTCTGTAGATTGCGAAGTCACTATCGCGGTCAAACCTCATCAGATCTCTCTAATCCAAGAGCTTGAAGGGGTGGATCACGTTATCTCGTGCAGAGACGCTGATCTTTACAGGAAGAATTTTGATGTTCTTCTAGACTTTGCCGGAGTCGTAGCTACTCAAGCCCACATTCGAGATGGGTCGTACTACGATCTTGTTGAGAAGTGGTTTGGCTTTCCCATTGGACTTGGTAATTTTGCAAACATTTATCGAAATCCTATTCCAAGGTACGAAGGTCAGTCCGCGATTTATCTTCATCCAGGTGCTAGTAATCCGAATCGTCGATGGAAAGACAGCAGCTGGAAAGAACTAGCTTATGAGATTAGGGATCGAAAGATTCATGTGTTTTGGCTAGGTACGAAAGATGAGTTTGGATTCAACGACACAGGCATCACTAAGTTGAGTGATGTGAATGAGGATTTTGTTTGGCAGGTCAAGCACCTTGCCGAACACGGATCATTTTTAATTGGGAACGATTCGGGATTCGCACACATTGCAGGCATTTTGAACATTCCAGGGTGCATTTTATTTTTTGCTACGCATGAAAAAGATGTCATCATACGGTATCCAGATCTCAAGGGAGTCGATTGTTTTGACAAGCTTGGGCTTGTTCCCACTCGTTCTTTAGATTCGGACGACCCTGTTGCACAACATTGTTCAAATTTCTTGACAACGAATGATGTTCTTTCTGCTTGTGGTTTGGATATAATCGAAAAGGAAATCATGCAAAGAGACACAAAGCCCGCAACTCGTTTGACTATCGGCATAGTGGGTCATACGGTAGCCACCGATGAATTAGCTAGTTTTTTAGCCCAGCACTATGACGTAGAGATAGTTGACGAGCTTCCAAATAATGGAGAGGCGTTTGATGTAGGTATTACTGTAAGTGATGAAGATTGGGTAGCGACCCTAATCGCAAAGTCGGGGGTTTCTGTGCAGGTGGCAATTGTTCACCCTGAGAATGTTCGCAGGGCTATACGGGAAGTTCTAAACAAGGATTGAGACATGGCTGCTAAAGAATGGAAATTTTTTACTCCCGAGCTATGTGCATTTATTTTTACTGTGTTGATTGTCTTGGCGTCGATCAGTGCAACGTATGGGATAAGTCAGCACCGACTCGATAAACACGAAGATGACCTTCAAGACTTAAATACAACAGTCAAAGAGGTAGAGACCGATGTGAACGATAACGAGAATCTTTTGATAAAGATCTCGAACGATGTTAAATGGATTGTTAATCAACTAAAAAAATCAGACGGAGATAAATAACATGGCGACCGCTGGATCTGAAAATATCACATCAACAGGTAAAAATGTTTATGAGGATGCAAACGGTTGCACTTCTTTCATAGTCATTGTTACCGCCGCTTCCTCTTTCGATGCTCTTGTAAACATCCCAGGTCTTCACGACTCTGGCGAGTTTTTTACTGTTCAACCAGGGACAGAGTACGTGTTCCGTTTGAATCACATGGGAATCAAAGAGGTATTTGTTAAAGGCGATTCTGGCACCGCTGCTGTAATTTACGGAGTTGTTGGTATTACTTGGTCGGAGGGTTAGATGATCGAAGCATTACGATTCTGTACTTTAAACGAATCCGAAGGTATTTACCTCGACGGTGATGTGATTGTTGTTGCGTTACCGGACCATCCGTGGGGGGTAGAAGATAAGCGTGTGCATGCCGTCTGTGAAGTAGAAGATCCCGAGATAGAAGCGAAGCTTTTGCAAAAACAAGCTAATGGGATCGTTCATCCAGTACTAAGTTATCCGTATGCAGACTATGAAATAATTCCAAACAATGCTGAACCCGTAGTCAAAGCCGTGTCTACCAAGCACGTTGACATTTCAAGTCTGCACGAAGATCGGCAGATCACAGTTAGAGATCGGACTACTCCTGTAAATAAGCTCACCCAAAGCGAATGCTCACTGAAGGATCGATAGATGGCAATTGTTACAAGCACGGTCGGCCCAGGAAAAGACTATTCAACTCTAGCAGCGTGGTGGGCGGCAAAGTCGTCAGGAACCGATGTCCCCCAAGCAATGTGTTACTCAGGGTCTGATCTTGGGCCGTTGTCCATCACAACTTCTGGATCGTTTACTACTACAGAAGCAGAACCCCTGAAGATTTACGCTGCCCCTAACAATAGGCATGACGGGGTCACTCCAAATACCGGAGCGTATGCGGCTGTATCTTCTGCGTTTGCTGCCGGTATATTGATCAGTGGTGATATCGATTACTGGCACATCGATGGAATCGCAGTTGATGCGGGTGCAAATACTTTTGGAATAGTGGGTGTTGGTACTGTTTTAGGAACTACAGAAAGTTGTTTGGTAGTGGGTCCGGCTGCTGGAACACAAGCTACTTGCGGCCTGGGGTTAGCGACTTCTTTTAACTTTGCAAGAAATTTTGGTTGTAAAGTATTTAACAACATTGTGAGAAATTGTGGGCAGGGGATTGGTATCGTCCTGGGCGCAAGTGCGGGCAGCATCACTAGACGATTTTGGGAGGTGTATAACAACACTGTGAAAGATTCGAGTGGGGACGGTATTGCGTGGACTTTTGCGGGCAGCACCTCCACTCCTACGATTAATTTTAGAATCAGCAACAACATAGTTATGGATTGTACCGATGACTATGACGAACTTAGTTCGGCGTCTAGTCGAACCGCTCATGCAAGTAATATAACCGAGGGACATTACGGTAACTTTGCAAGTGATACGAGTACATCAGAGTTTCCTGTTAGTGTTTCAGGGGGCAGTTATGCAAACAGATCCGCGAGCGATTTGTTTACAAACGCTTCCTCTAATATTTTAACTTTGAAACAAGGATCTGAGGCTATTAACGCAGGGCATTTGACGGATGGGGAACCAGCATTCGGATTTGACTACGATTTGAGGAAGCAAAGAAGGAAAGAAGCTTTTGACTGCGGAGCTTTTGAGTTTGTTCCCCAACCAGATGTGTTTCAAACAAGACAATCTGCTCGTCGATTAGCAGACGCGAGCGGTTTACTGGGAGACTAAATGATAGGAGTAACAGTTGGCGCAGGAAGTAAGTACGAAGAATTCGCACGGAGAGCAATGGACAATGTTAAAAAATATACAGGACTCGACTCGATATGTATTAAAAACAACACAGTGGTTCCGGCATCCGCACCTTTTTTGAAGTTGGACATCTGGGATCACACGGACGCAGAGAATGTCTTCTTCTTTGATGCGGACATTGTGATGCTTCGGAAGTGGGACGTATCAGTTTACAAGAATCTTCCTTCAATCATTGCAGTGTCTGATATTTTATCAGAGGTGTACTTTGCGGAACACTTAGTCAACTGCCCTGGCATTAAACCTGGAAGATACTTCAACACTGGGATCATGATTCTTAACCGTACACATCATGAGAAGGTATTTAAAGAAGCAAGACGACTAGTTTCCGATTCACCCTATCAATCTACTTTTGTGTATGAGCAGTCTTATTTCAACCAAGCGGTGCATAACTTAGATGTTCCAGTTGCACTCCTGCCCGACAAATACAACTACATAGGATATGAAACTCTTCGACCTGCTCCTTCTCCAGATCATACGGTGATTGCACATTGTGCGGGCGGGGTTCAGTTCGACAAACACGATTGGTTTGAGAGGATACAAGACAGATGTCAACCTATTTGATTAACTATGCATCCGGTGCCGAAAAGTATATTCAACGGCAGCAGATCCAAGTAGAGACTGCTCAAGAGGTCGGAGGGTTTGATCACATCTTGACGTTTGACGAGACTGTTATCAGCGATGAATTTCGGTCCGCGAACTCCAACATTCTTGAATACCAAAACGGTGCAGGGTTGTGGCTATGGAAGCCGTACCTGATCAAGCACGTTTTGGAAAATGTCGCATCCGAGGGAGACATCATCTTCTATGTGGATGCAGATCATCGATTCGATAAGTCCCCCCTGCAAATTTTTCAAAAGTTTGACGCTCGTCAAGGTAAAGACCGAGACGTATTTTTGTTTCACGAATGGGGGGACCAAGCTTGGAATTGCACCTATCCGTGTACGTTTCAAGCGATGGGAGTAGAGACCGAGGAGTATTACAGACTTACCATGTTGTTAGCGGGTTATCACTTATGGAGAGCAGGAAGTCAGTCAATAGATTTTGTAACTAAGTGGTTAGAATGGTGTTGTAATCCCGATGCCCTTTTGCCAATCGGTCCGTGTCCCGAAATCAAAGCTCATTGCTTTGACCAGTCGATACTCACTCTGTTGGCAGCTATTGAGGGAGTTACTGCGGATGTATCTCCAAAGTCCACCGGCCACATCGCTGAAGTTTATCGAGGAGAGAGATAATGGGGAACTACGCTGTCAATGCCGATGTCACGGGTCACAAGATAAACGGGAAGACCATAGATCTTTCTCAGTTTACTAGTTCAGAAATTACAGCCGAGATTGCAATTGTTGAAGAAATAATTGAAGGGATCTGCGAGGACATATTTCATGCCAAAACAGAGACGCTGTACTTTAACGGGAACGGAAGAACAAAAATATTCTTCTTTCCAAAAACAAAAACTCGACTCATATCAGTCACGTCAGTCAAAGAATTGGATCTTGATGGCAGTACTGTTCTGGATACTTTTGTAGCGAATGACGACTACAAAGCTTATCCGTTTTATCTAGAAACTTCGAGATCGTTCTCTGGGGATTCTCCTCGTCGAAGGTTTGGATCGGGCGGGGTCTGGCCCAAGGGTCAAAACAACATTCAGATAGTTGCTAGCTGGGGACACGCGACAACCCCCGCCGACATCAAGAGAGCCACAATCCTGCTGACGTTGGAAAGCTTGAAGCCTGGGTCCACTCAGCAAACTCCAAGCAACATAATGCAGACAGGTTGGAATGACTTTCAGATTACTTTCAAAACTGGCGGCAACGTGGTTGGGGGACACAATACAGGTTTTGTAGAGATTGATCGAATGTTGATGAGACACTACAACGATGTCGATCTGTTTCTTACTTCATCGACGGAACGTGAAGATTACGAGGACAAGTACGAAGGATGAAAAACTCTACACTTCCACTTTACGGATTAGGTCAAGAAGTAAACATCATCCGCAAGATTGAAAAGGTAGATGGTTTCGGTGGTATTACTTTAACGTCTACGGTTCCAATTTATTCCAATCGTCGATGTCGTATCACGGTCATGAACGACAAAGATGAACAGGATGTGTACGGTGTCGCCAGCGGCACCCACTGGAAAGTAGTTCTTGAGTTATCCAGGGCAGTTCAAAAAAATGATTTTGTGTCTGTACCCTGGGGGACTTATCCTAATGTCGAAGTTGCCGGAGGTATTGATGGGGTATTGCCGCCACAGGTGGAGATCACCACACCGTATGGAAACAAGACTATGTATTGGTTTCCTGCGGACACCGACGACTTCGGTGGAACAGGGTACTATTCAAACAAGCATTCCGTCACTGGCGACCCAGCAAAAAACTATCACGTTATGTGGACGGGTTCCGCTTGGCAATTTAAAGATACTGTCGCTCCGGTTAATCATACGTTTGAAGGGTATGAGCAGCATTGGAACATTTTCAATCTGGACTGGACGACGATTGCGTTTCACACAGGAGGAGGAACTACCTATCCGTTTTCAGTCGTTGATCAATCAGGGGCAACTAAAGAGTATCGGATTCAGCATGTTCGCCATACAGTGGATATCCATGGAGCAATGCACCATACCGCCCTTATGATGGAAGAGGAAGAAGTCGACGACGACTTGGAGATGTAATGGCACAACCTACTCTACTCTTTAAATTGACCGGACCGACGAAGCTAAGATCGGGTGAGGTGTACGCCCAGCTAGGACGGGAGTCAAATATGATTGTCCGAGCGTCTCTGCACACCACTGCAATTCAAGTGCTACTTCCGGCGATCAGAACTAAGTTGCGAGATAACGGGTCGATCTTCCGAGGAGCATTGTTCCAGCGTATTAAGACAGAGGATCTGACCGGCCCTGTTCCAGGTGTCGTCGTCGGAGCGATGGGAGTTGCGTATGCGAAAGAGGTCGAGGAGGGCGGCAAACCGAGGGCTGTATCCGAGCAAGAGAAGCGTCAAATTATTGACTACGCATCTAAGAAGAACGGACTGAGCGGATCAGACGCTGTTCGAGTTGCTCATGCCATAATTAAAACAATTGAAACGGAGGGTGTAAAAGCTCACCCGTTTATGAAGCCCGCACTGGCCGCAGCCGGACCGGAGTTTTTAGTGCGTTCACGGGGCAGGATTATGCGTCATTTATTTTTTCACTACCGCAAGATGCTGGGGGGTGGTCTGTAATGGCAATGCCAAAGAACAAGCAGCTGTTGAAGCAGCTGATCGACAAGTTGCGGACCGATAGCGGGTCGTCAGATAGCTTGATTACGCTGACCAACCATAGAGATGATAGGATCCGAATTGGGAGATATATGCAACCCCGAAAGGATCATACTCCGTATCTAGGTGTAGAGATTACAAATTCAATACCTTTAAACAACGTGGTTACTCAGCTGCAAAAGGCAAGGATCCATTACTGTGCCATTAGCAGAAATGAATTGACCGCTTTTGACGTAGCAGATAGAATCGAGCAATTGCTGGATAATCAGGATGGGGCCGCTCATTCTTATTACGATTTTTCAGGGTCGAGTCATGGAGAAGTGAGAGTCTTAGACCATAGACTCCGAGAACGGAATGCACCGGATTTTGATGGAAAAACAGAAGTATGGAAGATCGTGGTTGAGGCAGACTGTATCTGGTCAACTCAACCTTGTGCGTTGTAATTTCCAAAGTTCTAGGAGACCCTGAAAATGCCAAATGCATCAAATATCATCGTGGGATCGGCGTCGATCTCTCTCGATGGCGGTGGTGGTGCAGTGGACATCGGGTACACAATTGGTGGAACTACGGTTCGATACGAGCCGGAAGTTCGAGAAGTGTACGCTGATCAAGCTGTCGGTGTTGTTCGGAAAGCTCGAACATCAGAACGGATGTTCGTGACTACGACAATGCTGGAAGTCACCCTCGTTCAACTTCGTCGTGCGTTTATGTTGCCCGCTGCTAACTATAGCAGTGGCACAAGCACTCTGTATCTTGGGTACAACAATGCGTGTTGGACCGAAGAGTTCAAGATGGTTCTGACGGGCGTTGGCCCTGGTTGCGGAACGCGAACATTTACTTTTGAGCGAGTCACGACTCTTAACGAAAAAGAGTACAACATGACCCGTGAAGAAGAGACTGCCTTCGAGGTGGAGTTCGAGTGTCTGAAGACCCAGGTTGCTGGTCAGAATGGTCGTTTTGGTACTATCGTAGACTCGTAAGAAAGGTGGGTGGTCGATGGCTAGTTCCTATTATGGATCGAAGATCGACACAGAGTTGAACTCTCTTAGTATTAACACTGCGGCAGAGGTTGCCACGTTTCGTGCATTGCCTCGTCGTCAGTCGTGTAACAAGACGGGTACGGCTGTGAACAACTTTCAAACGGTCCACGATAATGTGGCGAACACTTTCAGTAGTGCTGCTCCCAAGGTGCCTGTGTGGGTATCGAGGAAGCGGATTCGCCATGACACGCTGCGTTTGCTCCGCGAAGGGGCATTGTAAACAGGTGCAGATGTCTGCACGTAAATTTTTTTTTAGGAGATTTTCGTTATGGGTAACACATATCCCATTGGTAAGTTCACTGTAACTTACTCAAATCCTGGTACGACTGTTGTTCGATTTGTTGTCACTGACGACAGCAATCATCTCTCAACCACCAAACTGCTTCGTTCGGTGCTGGGCAAAGCCATTGATACATGGGTTGCCGCAAATCGTTCCGCGCTTGATTCGGTTGCTGGCAAAGTTGCTGATGCCGATGTCAAAGGTTCGGACGAGTACAGTGCTGGTGGAGCCGCTCCCGTGGGTGGTGGATTCAGCAAGTTCACGTTCACTTACTCCGGTAAGAAAGCCGAAGTGACCTTGAACAGCACCTCTGGCGTAACCGTCAGTGGAACGTACACCAGTGGTACGGCGATTGACATCCCGTATGCAGACGTGACGTAATCCAACCCAACACGGAAGGTTGAGAGAGTATGGATAAGACGCAAGATATCGCAGACCCTGCGAATTTAGTTGACGAAATAACTGAGGGAACTTCTCAGTTTCGGACCAAAGATATAGACCAAGCGGCGTTCATATGGTGCCAGGATGGTGCCAAGCTAGATCGTTTGGAAGGTAAGACGGGACGTGGAACCACTATATTCTTTGTGTTCACTCTTCCGCTGGACGAGAGGGATCTTGCGAAGTTGATAATTGACTACGCAAACGGTGATACAAGTGTAGAACCGAAGAAGTATTGTCAGCAGCAGGAGACTCTGCGTGACATGTTACATGACAGCCTTCGAGCTAAAGGAAAGAAAAAGTGACCGAAACCGAAATGATCGACCAAACATCACGGGCGGCAAACATAGGAATATCGCTCGCCCTCAAAAAGTTCCATCCCGATGAAGTAAAAGTTTACGAGTTAAGTCTAGAAGATATTCTTGGACTTAGTAAAGAACTCAAGGATCTTCTCATCGTCTTTCAGGAACAAAGCAGTACACTCTCCGACGAGGACGGACTGGGTGCTTTGGCTATTCTCTTAGGTAATCCAATTATGCTACATGCCCTGAAGCAAGTAGCAGCGGGTAGCACTCGCAAGACGCCCGATGATTTTTCAGACATGGGTGCTTCGGATTGGCTAAAGTGGGCGATTGCTTTTAAGACAGTCAACGATTGGGAGGAATTGCGCCAGCTTTTTTTTCAACTGATTCCGAAAGGCGCAATGGACAGCCTGCTGACGCCGGTGGAAGCTTCCTCATCAAAATCTTCGACAGATTTGGAAGCGAGTACGGATGGACTCCCCAAAAGGTCTTGACACTTACTTTGTACCAAATTCAGGAACTAGTAAAGGAGCAACACGAAAGACTATACACCACTGTCAATTTAGAGTTAGGGATGCACAGGGTTGCAAACCACGGACAGCAAAAAGATATCAAGTCTTTTCTGTCTAACTTGCGACCGAGAGAAGACAACCAAAGACAAGGAAGATCAAGTCCATCATTAGGAACACCTGATGGATTTGTTCATGTCGAAAAACCGAAATAAAGGTCAAGGATGGCAGCGAACGATCTTGTACTAAGAGTGTCCGCGAATGTAGGTCGTTTGATTGCGAACCTTCAGAAAGCGGGTGCTGCGGTCAAGCGGTTTTCTGGGCAGACGACTGCGGCAGGTGCAGC